ATGAAGACAAAATTAATTATTTTAGCTGCCGCAGCTGCAGTTTTACTTTATTCATGTTCAAACGACCGTGATGAGGATGTAAGAAAGGATGCAATTGAAAAGGTCAAAGCTAGTAACCAAAACTTAAAGTTAAACCAGCCGAGCCAACAAAGTCGTGAAGGTGATTCAACTCTAACAAATGATACTATTAGGGTTAGAAGTAACAACGATGTAGGCTTGGGCTTACCCCCAGAAGATCCGGATGAAACAATCGATCCAACCAAACCAGATAAACCCTGGTAGGGCTACTAATGCACAAGTGAAGGCAACGGGATTAGTTCTGTTGTCTTCTATTATGCCATTCCTGAATAATATTCTTAATAGTTTATTTAAAACAGAATCAATTCTTTTAATAGATGCTCCAGGAGTTAAAAAGCTTGACTTGGATAGTGCTATATTTTTCCTGTCAGTTCCTTTTAGCTATCTTTTTATAGCAATAGGCGCAAGGCTTGGAGCGCATAAAAATAGTTATTTTGCTGTATTCATTTCCGTATACATACAGCTTTTTCTTACGGTAAATTTCATTTTCATTGAAAAAAAGAAATCTTATATTATTACCCAGATACTTTTGTTTGTAATCTGTGCGGTTGCAACATTTTTGTTCTACATCATAAGTAAGTATTATAAAGATATAGAAACAAAAAACGAGTATTTAAATAAGACATTAGATCGTTACTCAGAAATAATTAAAAATAGAAAATAACATGAGCATTTTAGATAATTCTGAAAAGCTAATGATCCTAGTTTCTATTAGCGATAGATTATGGGAAGATTATAAAAATGGTGATCTTACCGAAAGCGATTATATCAAAAGATCAGATCAGATTAGAAATGAAATAAACCAAAGATTCGATCTAACGTTTTATGATATTCAATCAATATCCAGCCGTATAGGATATATGTTGATTAAAAAGAAAAACGCATTTAGTACTGTTATTAATTATAAAATTGCAAAGAATTAATTATTAATTAAGCTTTTCAATTCTGAAAGTTCTTTTTTCAAACTTTCTATATTTTTAGTCAAAATTTCAATTTTACGATCTTGTATAGTTTGAATAGCATTAAAAGCTATTTGCTGCTCTTGTAGTAACTTTACAAATTCAACTGGGACATCTAAATTTTTTCCCAAAAGTTCTTTTTTGGCAATATTTGGTACTTCGCCTGTCAGTAATATTGTTTTGTCAACACCATATAGCTCGAATAATTTTTCAGCCAATTTTTTTCCAATACTTTTTTTTCCATTTAATATACTAGAAACGTATTGTTGTGAAACATTTAAACTTTCTTGAATTTCTTTCTGAGAAATACTTTTTTCTTTAAAAAAATCCTTAAGATAACAACTGATAAGGTTGTTTTTGTTTTTGTCGTCCATTTGTCTGTTAATAAAGGCGTTTATAGCTTATTGTTTTAAATTATGGCTGCAAATGTACTGTATATAAGCTTTGTAAAATTCAGGGATTTTACGGTTTTATTTTCCATAAATTATTTACAATAAATTTAAATACCTGAAAAACAATACATTACATTTAAACAACTAAAAAAGTTGTAGAAATATTTGCAAACAACCAAAAAGGTTGTATATTTGTACAAGCAATTACGATAATTAATACGCAAATATATGAATATTTCAGAATTGATTCTACAGAAGATAGAAACCGATAAGGTTTTCAGGTTAGAGCTGGCGAGTAAGATAGACTTATCAGAACGGCAAATTCAGAACTTAGTTGATAACCATAGAAAAGGAAAGTCGGTAAGGTTGAGAGATGCATTAGCTGTTGATTACTATAAGTCAAAAGGATTCTCTAAAAAAGAAATTTACACAAATTAAAATCATGAATCTAGACTACCAAATAGCAAAAGAATATCTGAATAAGCTTCCGGATGAAGAAAAAGTAAAATTATGTAAACGAACACTTGAGGGAGTGGACGAAAAAAAGAAATCAGCTAAAGGAATGCGGAAGTTTTATTCAGATTATTTAGATAAGCAAATTGCTAAGGGCAAAATATAAAAAAGCCACCTGCTGCAACAGATGGCCTTAAAATCAAAAGTTTTGAATTATGAGAACAAATGTAAGACAAATGAACCCTATGAACCAAACACAAGGGCAAAAAATTTCACAGCAACGAGCTGAGAAGATAGCCAGAAACATCAATGCGATGGATACGGATTATCAAAGAATGGATGACATGAACTCTTGGAAGTTCTGGAATGGCTTGGAAAAAGCCTTGAAGAAAAAATTATCTGAATTGTCTCCGAGTGATATCGAGGTGATAAAGCCAATGCTAAAACCTGAGGAGGCTAAATACTTTAACCTAATCTAATAACGCCATGAAATCAGCACTAAACTTAATTCTGGCCGCCAACACAATATATGTGTTCTTGTGCTCAGACAATCCGGATTTAACTGTATTTGTTTTCCCTCTTTTTATCTACGTATTCTTTGGGTTCTTCAGATACTATCACAAAGAATTTCTTCACTACTTAAAAACACCTATAAGCCATGAAAAAAATACATAGAAAAAGAAGTTGGAAGAAAATGGTTAACGAAAACAAAAAAGATAATCTACCCCACGCAAGAGAAATTAATGATGCAGTAGAATTTCAACAGTGGTTTGCCAAAATGGGAGGATTGATTGAAAATGAAGATATGGAAAAAGTAATCAAAAAATTTATGTAAAGATGGGAGTAGAAAGAAATCAATTGTATAGATTAAAAGAGCCATTTAAATTGAAATGGAGAGTAAAAAGCCTCCTTCCGGATAATGTAAATCCAACTCATATGGTAATTGTTGGGTATATAGATGCAAGACAGGTTTATGAAAGGCTTGATCAGGTGGTTAGACCTGAAAATTGGCAGGAAGATTATTTTGAATGCAAGGGGAAACAGTTTTGTAAGATAGGAATCAAGATTGGTGATGAATGGATTTGGAAAGGAGATTCTGGAACTGAAACTTTTGCGGACCCGTCAAAAGGAGAAACTTCAGATAGCGTTAAGCGTGCTGCAGTTCATTGGGGTATTAATAAAGAAGCGTATGAACTTGGTGAAATAACGATAAAATGTAAAATGGATAATGGATATCCGGCGCCATGTGATGAAGCAGGAAATATTTTAAAAGGTGATCAGATTTTGGCAGAATGCAAAAGAATTGCTTCGAGTAAATCAGAATTGATTTTTGATAAAAATGTTTTACCGAGAACAATTTACAATGCTACTGTTAAGCCTGAAGAGAAAAAGCAGAGACGTAAAAAATCAGAACCTAAAATCATCATGCCATGAGTATTTATAAATCATATACCCAAGATCAATTGGAGGAACACTTCAGTAATTTCATTATAAAATCTGTTTCCTACTCAAAAGCTGCCTTGTTTTCCAGAAATGAAAAGGCATTTGAAATGATGAATATTTATGGATATCATAGTAAATCATCGGCTTCTGGTATTTCTGGCAATGCGTATCATGAGGCATTAAGTCAATATTTTAAAGCAAAAAAAGATGGATATGTATTAAGTCTGCCTGAACTTGAAAGTATTGCGTTTGATTACATAGATAATGTTCCTGCTAATAAATGGAAGCTTCAGAAAACAACACCAACAATAGCAGAAACCAAAATTAAGACGGTTAAAACTACAACAGCATTATTAGGAAACTTCTACTCGGAAAAATCAATTTATGAAGATCACATTGCAAAAGTTTTAGATGTTGAAATTTCTAACACAAGTTTTCTAACAATAAATGGCGTTGATATTCCTCTTCCTTTTAATACGATTATTGACTTAGTAATTGAAACACATGAGGGTAAGATAGTAGTAATCGACCATAAAAGTAAGAGTGCCTTTTCTTCAGAAGAAGACTTAAGACTCACAATAGGTAAACAAGGAATAACCTATGTAAAAGCATTTGAATCTTATTCCGGATTAGCAGTTGATGAAGTTTGGTTTTGCGAGAATAAATATTCTAAAAATAGATCCGGAGAGAATCAATTAAACATGTTCATGGTCGCTTTAGATCGAGATACAAGAGCATTGTACGAAGATTTGCTTTACGAAAATTTAAAGAGGCTTATAGAAGCTGTTTCAAATCCGGATTATGTTTACCTGATTAATGACAAAGATAACTTAGTTGATAAGGCAGAATTATATGATTTCTGGGCAAAGACACGAATGTGTGAAATTGATGAATTTGATATTGATGAAACGGAGGTTAACAAAGAAATGGTTAAAAAGAGACTGAGAAAAATACGAGACTCATCAACCACAACAATTTCTCCAAAAATAATCAAGAAGTTCAAATCAAACGCTGCATCCTTTATTAAATACGATTTAAGCACTTTAGACATGGAACCACAACAAAAAGTAGAACATATATTAAAAACATTCGGAATTCATACGCAGGTGGCTCACACCTTCAATGGATATTCCTCAAACACTTTCCTTCTGGAAGTTTCCGCCGGAACTAAAATAGCATCAATCCAAGGACATAAACTTGATATTGCGAACGCTCTAAATGTTCCCAATGTCAGAATCCCAAAGGATCTGAAAGTCTACGAAGGTAAATCTTATCTGCAGGTTGAAACAGCTAAAAAAAGAGATAGAGATTTAATTTGGTCCGAATCTGAATTGCAGGGCCAGAAAATACCTATTGGTAAAGACAATTTTGAAAGAACGCTTTACTGGGATTTAGATAATCAGTCTACTCCATTTGTGTTAGCGTGCGGTGCTGCTGGTTCTGGAAAATCGGTTGAGTTAATAAGCATCGTTGAATATGCAAGATTGATTCCTGAAGTGGAACAAATTATAATTCTTGATCCAAAATTTGAGTTCATGGATTATTCATCAGACGATAAAATAGAAGTTTACAATGAAATTTTAGCAATTGAAAACAAGGTTGAAAGCTTAGTCAGAGAAATGAATTCCCTTATCAAAGCCGGAAAGAAAAAGAAAATTCTTATTGTGTTTGATGAATTCGCTGATGCTATTGCTGCGTCCAGAAAAGGCAAAGACCTTGACATTTATAGTATGGTTCAGGTTGGAAATTATCGACCTACTAAAGATGCATTTGGATTCCCTGTTGCCGGTCCTCCTAAAATGCAAAGACAAAAAACGGGTGAACTTAAGAGTTTAGAGGAAAACATGCGAATCATCAAGCAGAAAGGCCGATCAGTTGGATTTAGAGGAATTGATGCAACACAAAGAGCTTCTACAAAAATTATCACCGGAGACGCTAAAGTTAATTACTCCCTTATGATTTGCTTCAGAGTTCCAAAGGAAATTGACAGCCGGGTGGTGATTGATGATGCAGGAGCAGAAACACTGGCAGGTATGGGGGACGGACTATTGAAAACCCCGGATAGTCCTGATTTAATAAGATTTCAATCCTTCTGGAAACCACAAGTACAAACAGCATGACAAACAGTACTATTAAGCCAAAAATAGGACAATGTTGTGATTGTCCTCCGGGAACACCGGACCAACCAATAACAGCAGGGCGATGTAATAGTTTTCATTACAAATTACATCGATCAAAAGTCAATGCTGAAAAAAATAAGGATAAGGAAAAAGCTCCTAGAACACCAATTCCTAAATTTTCAGTCAGAAGAAAGAAAGAAAACCGGGAATATCTGATCAAGCGCCTTCAGTTTTTAGCACAGCCGGGAAATCAAAGATGTTTTATTGAAGGATGTAATAATAGAGCCGATACAGTAGAACATACAGCCGGAAGATGGGGCAAAAATTACCTTGATACTTCTACCTGGAAACCCTGTTGCAATTTCCACAACTTAGAATTAGAAAAAAACTCAGATTTATCTGAAAAATATCAGCTCAGTAAAATTTCTGGAAAGAAAAAAATAATCAAAAGATAATCATGAAAGTAAATGAATTAAAAATAGACCAGCAGATAATTATCAATGGTTTTACATATTCCTATAAAGGTCAAAATAAAGTTAGAATGAAGGGTTTTTGGGCGCAGAAAATTGTTTTCAAAGGTGTTGATGTTGTAGGTGAAAAGCTATTTGATTTATCGGTAGGAACGAGAGAATTAAAGGAATCCGGAAAAAGTTACGAACTGAAGTAAAACAAGTTTAAAGACATGGAATTAACAGGAACAATAAGAGAAATTTCTGAAACACAAACATTCGGAAATAATTTCCAGAAGAGAGAATTTGTATTAGTTACAGAGGAACAATATCCACAACCGCTACTGATAGAGATAACCGCTGACAGGGTTGATCTTTTGGATCACTTTAAGCCGGGAGATCAAGTGAGAGTGGGAATAAATATAAAGGGCCGAGAATGGATTAATCCAAGTGGTGAATCAAAATTTTTCAATTCTCTTTCAGCATGGAAAATAACACACAAGGATTTAGCGAATTCAGCCAGCTAACAAATTTTAAACCATCAAGAATCAATCAAAATGAAAGTTATTACACATAGAATAGGAAATAAAATAAACGGTGAAGGAATGCTTCTTTCCCAAAGAGAATTGCAATTAAATGAGCAGACTACAGAAGAGTTAAAAGACTTATTTTTAAGTTCATTTAAATCAGATGAAACATATCAGTTCTACAGCGATTCGTATTTATCAAACAATGACGTTTACAGATCAGTTTCTGCAATTTTTGAAAATCCGGAAACCTTCTTGTTTGAATCGGAGTCAATAGCTAAAACACTCTTTGATGCAGCTGAAAACCCACGTATTGCTGGGGGTGAATTGTTTGTAGTTCTTTTTGAAAGTGAAAAACCGGAAAACAATCAGATAGGCATTTTCAAGACTGAAAAAAGAGAATCAATTTTAAAATTCTCTTATGCTAATGATGTTCTGGAAATTGAAAAAGATCAAGGTGTAAGCCTTAATAAAATAGATAAGGCAGCACTTATTTACAATACAGGAAAAGAAACTGGGTATGTTATTTCAGCTGTTGACAACAACAAAAACGGAGACGTGTATTACTGGTTTGAAGACTTCCTTCACATCAAACAAAGGGAGGATGATTATTTTCACACAAACGAGCTGTTAATGGTCTTCAAGGACTACATAACAAAACAACTTCCCCAGGAATATGAAGTAACAAAAGTTGACCAGGTTAATTTCCTGAAAAGTTCCCTTACATACTTCATGGAAAAAGAACAATTTGATTTTGATGAATTTACGAACGAGATATTTTCTGATGAATCAGTTATTGAAAGTTTTGCCGAATTCAAGACCGATTACGAACATAATATGCAGGCCAATATATCAGAAGAATTTGAAATCAATACTGCAGCAGTGAAAAAGGTAAAACGTCATTTTAAATCAGTTATCAAACTTGACAAAAATTTTCAAATCCATATCCACGGAGATAAAAAATTACTTGAACAGGGAGAAGACGAAAAAGGGAAATTCTACCAGCTTTATTTCCAGAAAGAACAGTAAAAAACCAAACGATGAAAGACAAGGATAATAGTGTAATTTTTCTAAAGGACTGGCTTTTTTTAATCACTCCTATGTCTGCTGAAAATCAGATTGTATTCTGGGAATTATTCACAAATTACGAATACGGAAAAGATCAAGAATGTGACAATCCAATTGTATCTCCTACTTGGAATTTTGTAAAGAAGCAGCTGGATAATATGCGAGAAGGCTATAAGGAAAAGGTGGTGAATAGGAATAGAGTTAATGGATCAAAAGGAGGGAGACCGCCAAAAACCCAGAAAACCCAGTCGGAAAAATTAAAACCCAAAGAAAGCGAACAAAACCCAGAAAACCCACTGGGTTTAAATGAAACCCAAAAAACCCCTAATGAAAATATAAATGTAAATGAAAATATAAATGAGAATGTAAATGATATTCTTTTAAAAAAAGAATCAAAAGAAGAAAATATAACAAAAGAAATTTCAGAAGAATTATTTGTTATTCCTCCAGATTCTAAAAAAGAAAAAAAAGTTCCGGAAAAAAAAAGAAAGATTTTCACCAAAGATGATTTCAAAAAAAAGCTAATCGAATTGGGGGCAGATGAAGAAGATGCTGAAAAATGGATGGAGGTACGGAAACAAAAAAGAGCAGTTTTCACTGAAGATGCAATTAATCTGGTAGTAACGGAATGTGAAAAGCACAATTTCGAGTTCTCAGAAGCAATTAAGGCCTGCAGGGTTTACGGATGGCAGGGATTTGAATACGAGTGGTATGTTAATAAACAAAAAAACAACAATGGACAATCAGACAACTCAAAAACAAGAGCAAATGGTACAGGGCTTAGACAGTCAGTCACAAGAGGTTGAAACTCCTTTGTTGACCAGAGCAATAGAGTACTTGTTGATAAATAATCCAGATCATCCTGTTGCTCAGAAATACAAAGAATTGTTGATCAGGTATGAAAACGATTTTGATAAAATGATCGATTCTCTGCCTAAAAAACAAGAAATAGTATTACCGGAGCTTAAGCCCATGAAAGCAGAGAGTTTATACAATACATTCAAAGTAAACTTTCCTCTTGTTAACAAAAAAGAATTTGATGAAACTGCAAATAATGGAGAAGCTGAAACCCTTGTTTACACCTTGATAGCCTATTTTCTTAAGAGACGATCCTTTTTTAATAGTCCTTTATTGAACAAAATCAGCGTTCCAAGTTTTGATAAAGGTATTGCAATAATTGGAGAACCGGGAATAGGAAAAACGGCAATACTAAGGACCTTTTACGAAATTTTCAAGTATGGTTCAGAGAATCCTCTAATTGTAAAAGACATTGAAGGGACGGGCCAGCTTTTGAGAAGATATGATTTGCGGTTCAAATATAATTCAGTCGATGAAGTAGTAAAACATTTTGAAGCTGCCAATCGCCACAGCAAAGACACTGATAGAGATTATCACCTGTCATTATTCTACAAAAGATACGAGCTGGGATTTAACGCATTTGATGATTTATTGTCAGAAGACATGGCAAAAAATTATGGAAGCGTAGACATCATGAAAAAGGTGTTAAGCGAAAGATATGTTAAAAGTTCACCAACCATACTCACACTAAATTATTACGGTGAAACGATTAAAACAACTTTAGACGAATACAAAGCTAGATATGGAGATAGAATGTACGATAGGTTTTTTGAAATGTTCAATGTCATCGAACTTCAAGGGGTCACGCTCCGAAGATAATAAAGTGAAAAATTCTGAAAGTATGGCTTCCTTCAAAACCATGTATCAGAAAAACCGGGAATTTAAGTCAAGAAGTTACAATAACAAACAAAAATTAAAATGAAACCGAAGATATCAATGGTCCTTTTGGACGAGAATCAAATTTTAGACCTCATTTGCGGGGCGAATGGGTTAAATAGAGGTAAAGCCTCCATGAATATAAATTACGTGGAAAATGATACCCGTACGGGCGGTTCTTGGATTATCCAGGCCCGCGCTCCGGAAGAAATAAAACCAAAATCAAAAATAAAGTTATGCAAAAGACAAAATACGTAGAAGTAAAGCCATCCGAAAGGCTGCCAGCTGAAAAAGGAGAATACATTGCTGTGATTGATCCAGAATCTAATTTTGCAAGTTTCTACTCTTTTGATCCTGAAGATCCTGCTGATGTGGAATGGTGGAAAGAAACACCTGAATACTGGCTAGAAGAAAGGCCAGACTATGAGGATGAGATGAAGAAGGCGTTGGAAGAAACAAAGGATAGTCTATACAATTACGCGGGATCAATGGATCAGATTGAATTAGTTGAAAAAATAGAATCTTTACTAACCAAACTAAAAACAGAATCATGATTGATGTAAAGGAAGGTGGTGTTTATAAAACTAAAGGAGGTTTTAAGGTTCTTATTACAGATATTGATTTTGAAAGACAAAGGCCTTATCTAGGACATTTGTTTCATAAACAAGGAATGCGAGTGGTTTCATACTATCATAATCTTACTCACAAAGAAACAGATTTTGAAATAGTTTCAGCATGGGATAATTCAGAATTGCCTATTTATTATCACAAAGAAGTTCCTTTTAATAAAGACTATAGAGAAATACCAACAAACTTAGAAGGAATAAAATTAGCTATTAAAGCAAATGAAAATATTTGGTTTATTGATAAAAATGGCAACAAATATCAAGGATCTAAAACGTGGGTAGATATTTTAAATTATCGCTTAACAGGAAAATTCCCGGAAGCAAACCTATTTAACTACTAAAATAAACGGAACCCGGACCGTATTCTTTCCGGGAAAAACAACAACAATTTTCAGTGCAAAAACAGTTCGTAAAAAACAGCGAACGCACACTATTTACGTCAAATTTTAAAAATATAACAATGGAAAATTCAATAGAAGAATTAGAAAAATATCTAAATAAATTAATTATTAAATCAGCACTTCCAGATGTTGAAAAATATCCAAATTCATTTTACTACAAATCAACAGGTGATTGCATTTTCTCAGGAGATAGTCTCATGTTTGTTTATGTGAAATTCGAAGATTCAGATAAAAAAAGACACTGGTCATTAACCCGATGCTACACTGATATTAGAGGTGGATATTCAGAAGAAAAACACATAGAGTTACTCCAAAAAAACATCAACATTTTAAAAAGTGTTCAATCATGAGTCACCAAGAGAAACAAGAGATCTTTGATCAGTATGCAAAGAGCCAGGAATTTGAAAATTGGAATCATTTAAAAAACTTCCATTTAGAAAATGACATTGACATAGATGAAGAAATTTTCGCTGCCTGCAATCTCGTACAGGAGGAACAGCAGAAGAGAATAGCGGAGAGAATCAGTAATTCAGAATTTCAAAAAGGCCATCCAGTCGATATTTCCTCAATCATTAATCCCGAAAACAAAATTCAATGAAAATACTTAATCTATATGCTGGAATAGGAGGAAACAGAAAACTTTGGAGTGATGAACATGAAATAACTGCTGTTGAAATAGATGCAGAAATTGCAAGTGTTTATAAAAGCTATTTCCCCAAAGATAAAATGATTGTTGGTGATGCTCATCAGTATCTTTTAGATCACTTTTCAGAGTTTGATTTCATATGGAGTTCATTTCCATGTGTGACGCATTCCAGGATGAACAAGAACTTCAGTAGGATAAGATATGCTGATTTAGGGCTTTATCAGGAGATATTATTCTTACAAGCATGGTTTAAGGGGAAATATGTGGTTGAAAATGTAATTCCCTATTACACGCCTTTAATTCCAGCGCAGCAAATTCACAGACATTTATTTTGGGCGAATTTCAAAATTCCTGAGACAAGTAAAAAGAATCCACCAAAGCAAATACAATCTATCATCGCACAACACACTAAGAGAAAACGTAAAAATTATGCCGGTGATATTGTGAATTTAAAAGTTACGCAGCCTCATTTTGGATTTGACTTAAACGGAATAAAATCAAATAAAAAGCTTAAGATGTTGCGTAACTGTGTAGATCCGGAAACAGGTAAAATGATACTTGATGCTGCAGTGGGAAATGAAATTAGAATGAGTATTGGTGGCCTTTTTGAAAATATCAATTCATTATGAAAGAACTAGAAGAACTAACCCGGGAGATCCGGGAGAAGCTGCCGAGGCTGAAAGAATTGAGTAAGGGGTGTATAATTGAAAGCTCTGAAAAAGTATTTGAAATTGATGATCTAATGTATGCCGTGTGTTATAATGATCAGATTTTTGACAGGTTTACGGATTCTTGGGTTTTTTCAGATGAATATACAATTATCGGCAAAGAACCAATGCTTAACGATGTCTTACAATGGTTTAAAGAATCAGACATGAAAGACGGGATTAATATGATGCATGAACTAATATGGAGTCATACCGCAAAAGAAATTATAAATCACTGGAATTTATCAAAACCCTATTTAAAAGACCAATCCCCTGAACTAATAAAATTCCTTCACTCACTTTTAAAAACGAAACAATGAATAAAGAAGAACTATTAAAAATTTACTCAGCTTATCTACCGTATGGGTTACAAATTTCAACTGACGATGAAGGTGAAGATTGGGTTGAAACAGTTATTGGAGTCAATAACGAAGCGTTAGAAACAAGTGTTGGTAATTATTGGGATTTTACTGTAAAACCTATTCTCTACGATCTATCCTATTTAACCAAGGAGATAGAGCATGAGGGGGAAAAGTTTGTACCGTCTGAAAGGCTTATGAATTACGCCTCTAATTTTGGCGTGCACAGAGGCGTATTTGAGCATATGTTAAGTAGCATACTGGATGGTAATACTCTTGTTACTGAATTGCCATACTATTTAATCATAAAGCTCTTAGAATGGCATTTGAATGTCTTTCAATTACAGGAAGACCAGTTTATCAACAAAGCAACTTTAACAAAATAAAATAACAATAAAATGAATTTACTTGAAATAATGGCTTTCATGGCCGAAAACAACTTAGATATTGCCCGATCTGACTCTTTCGTAGAAGGCAAAAGCGTAAAACAAGGAGCTAATATAACAATGGGAGCATCAATGAAAGACTTGATCAATATTCAAATGGGTAAAGTTACGCCTGTGCTATTTCTTCTAAATAACGAACAGTATAAGCTTCTTTCATCCGGAAATACTGATTTAGAACTTTTAAAAACAAAAGCAACCTGCCTGAAGGAGTAAACAAAGAATAACCAATAAATAAATTATACAATGGAAAAACAAAAAACAGGTATTGAATTCCCACATTTTGGAGCATCATACCCAGACGATCCTTGTCCTTTCTGTAACACAGAAGAATACATTGAGTGGTGTGTAGATGAAGATTTCACAAAAGAAATGGCTGAAAAGCATATTGAATATTTAAATAAAAAATATAACTAATGAGTCACCAAGAGAAACAACGCATATTTGATGAGTATGCAAAGACTTTGAATGATTTTGATAGAAAGATATTTGAAAGTTTTTTATCAAGTATAGCAATTGGAAAGAAAACTATAAGAGAACATGTTTTCGTTGCCTGTGATCTCTTACAGGCTGAACAGCAGAAGAGAATTTACGAAACTACAGAGATAGATAGATTATTCTCAAACAACAAAGAAATAAAAGCCTCAATCATTAATCCCGAAAATCTAATCAAATGAAAATCATGGAACTTTTTTCAGGGATCGGAGGTTTTACGAAGGGTTTTATAGACGCTGGATACCAAATAGAAGAACATTTCTTCTCAGAAATAGACAAACACGCAATCGCTAATTACAAATACAATTTTCCAAATGCAAAATACATCGGTTCAGTTACAGATATTTCCGGAAGAGACTTTACAGGAATTGACATTATCACTTTCGGATCGCCTTGTCAAGATTTCAGTCTTGCTGGAAAAAGAGAAGGGATGGACGGTAAAAGAAGTGTTCTTATCCTCGAAGCAATTCGATTGGTTACTGAGCTCAGACCATCTGTGTTTATCTGGGAAAATGTTAAAGGAGCTTTCTCCTCAAACGCTGGCGCAGACTTTTGGGCAATTCTCCAAGCCTTTGCCAACATTGGGGGTTATAGACTTGAATGGCAACTGCTTAACACAAAGTGGTTTTTACCCCAAAATAGAGAGCGGATATACCTTGTCGGACATCTTGATGGAAGAAGTAAGCCAGGAGTATTTCCTATCGGAGAAAGGGAAGGATTATGTAATGAACGAAATCAGAATGAAAAAGCAGTTTACGCGAGTACATTGAAAGCAACTTCAGTAATGAATTGGGCTGGTGATTTTATCAAAGTGAGATCAGCAAACAAAGAAGGTTTTGAAATTGCCAAGCCTGGCGATTCAATCAATATCCAAAATTTGAATTCAAGCACAGGGAAAAGCGTAGCAAGTACTTTAGATAATGGGTGTAAGCAGGCGGTAGTACAACTAAATAATTCTAAAGAATCAGGAGGAGTCCATGCGGTTGAAGGTATTTCGCCAACATTAGACCAATCTGCTGGTAGATGGCAAATTGGAACATGGAGGGATTTTAAAGGAGAAATTGGATTGAGAGAGATGGATAATAATTTATGCCCTACGCTACTAGCAAGAGCAAGATCTGATGGATCAGGGCAGCCAGTTATTCAAAATGAGGCTTCAATTAGGAGGCTTACAGAAATAGAATGTGAAAGACTTCAGGGTTTCCCGGATAATTGGACAGAAAACGGAAATTATGACGGAACTATCAAAAAGATTCCGAAAACACAACGGTACAAAATGCTGGGAAATGCAGTTACTGTCCGTGTCGTAGAAGAAATAGCAAAAAGAATTGAATTACTATGAAAGCACTAGAAGAACTAACCCGGGAGATACGGGAGATGAAAATAACGTCTTCCTGCTGTCTGGGAATTTGAAAGTTGGGGGAAATTCATCGAAGAACAAACAAAACTTGGAAACTAATGAAACAGTTACAGTTAGATTTAAAAGAAAGACTCCTTATTGTGGAGTATGAAACAGTCCAAGAAATGGAAATAGAATACTCCCTTTACAAAGGGCTCCTTGAAGCAGACAAAGAAGTTTTATGCAAAGGCCCAGATCTTACCAATGAAATAGCAAAGGGGTTTATCCCAATTGATGAAAAAGGAGCACGGACAAAATACCCAAAAGCATTTTTAATTTCTTACAAAAGATTTCTAAATGCTTTTATAGATGTGATTGAATCAAAAGGTTGGTATTGGGGAGAGAATCCAGAGGGTGATCAACCTCATAATACGGGATTAGTAAATTATTACCCAACAGGTCATCCGTTAATGGATGTATCTTTAGAAGAAGCTAAAAAATGGTTGGAATCCGAATCCCAGACCTTCAACCCTGAGAAATGTTTAATATTTAAATTACTGTAAAGATGAAAGCAATACATCATATGAGTGTAAACCTTGAAGGAATACTCAGGAACTATAAAGGAAAGAAAATTAATATCTTCAATGATGAAAACGGCAAAACGTTGTCAGATAAAGAAGCGAGAAGGGTTATTGCTGAATTACAGGCAAAAGGGCATAAATTAATGTCTTGCAATCCAAAAAAGTGCATAGGTTTTGATCCTTTTGGAGGAGGATGTCCAGGACATGAAGTTGAAGAAGAGTAATTACGGAAACCCACAACACAAAACGAAAAAACTAAACTATATTAGAACTATGAAAGAATTTATTAACGACTGTTTGTTATTTAAAAGCAAAGATTTGCAAATGAGAATAATCGGAATAGGTACTTGGTTTTGGATTGGCTGCGTGATCTGCTTACTTTTCTATCTGTTTTAGTATCTTTACTCCATGGAAGAACTAGAACAAAAAGTACTTGAAGCCGTAAGAGTCCAGCACATCAAAACTGGAGGGAATAACGGACTTAGCTTTATCGAAATAGATAAGATCCTTAACATGGAAATTACAGAGCGAAACGGGTTTATTGATCGAATGGTTAAAGCCGGAAAGATAAGGATAGGAACACCGCTAAATGCTCGTACTGTTTTCCTACCAAAGTAAAGCCCCTGAATTAACAGGGGTTGTTTTATAAGACCAACAAAACCGTGTGTATTGGCTCTGAGTTTACATCTTTACAAAGGTGATAAATACTATATCTATCATCTTCCTTTATTTTTCCATCTACTTTCAATTCAGTCGGATAATTTTTATCAATGTACTGTAACATTGTTGTTTTTTCAGTAAATATTTCCTCATCATATTTGTAGAATGTCTTAGTGGCTCCATTCCCCAATGTCACAGTCACTGGCTCTTCAATTTCTTTCATGTAATTAATTTTGTGCAAATAACCCATAAATAAGTGACTCACACAAGTGGAAACTAAAGTTATTTGAATTTATCCAGATATTTTTCCCTAAGATGTTTGTTAAGTTCGTTTTTTAAATTGTTTGCAGCATACGGATCATTTGATGGATGTATCCAACGTTTTACATTTACGGAGTCAATACCATATGTTTTACACTCTTCTAAATTGTATTCTAGTTCAATATATACTCCATCCTTTTCAGCTGATGCGATTAAAATATGCTCATTTTCATCAATTATTTTAAAGGGCTCTTCTGTTGATTGTTCTTTCATATTAAATTGTTTTTAAATTAATTTCCGCAAATAAACGTAAAACTTTCTTTGGTACCGGAATCCTGCATATTGAGATCATATTAGTGTCATAAATAAAAAATTGGCCTTCCTTCTTCAAGGGAGGTTTTTTTGTGCAAAAAAAATAAAGTAAAAATTAATTATTATTTTTGTTTTATTGTTAAAGTAAAGCTTTAAATAAACATTGTAATGAACTGTAAAAATGGTATATTAAAAAATTCAATAAATAAAGTTGTGGAAAAACTTTATGAAGAATATAATCTATCGCCCGATCAGGAATTTATTCTTAGAAAAATACTGGAAGGATTGGAAAATCATCCTCCTTGTTTGTCTCTGGAACTCTGTTCTAAATTGATCTCAGGACCTGTTATTAAAGAGAAGTATTCAAACTTAGATAACCCAATATAAACTATTAAAAATTGCATAAATGAAAGGATTAATTACTCTAAAAGACACGTTAAGCACAGAGTTACAAGATTTACCAGGTGAATTATGGGAAGAAGTTCCCGGCTATGAAGATAGGTACGAGGCCTCAAATTATTCCAGAGTTAAAAGCATTGTGAAAAGAAAACCTGTAATACTCAAAAAAACTTTAGATCAAAACAGCCGATTTAAGGTTGTTTTGGTAGATAAATTTGGTAGAAAAAAGAATTTCAGTGCTGGAAGATTGTGTGCTGCTTTATTTAATCGAAAACCAGAGGAAAACGAAGTTTTAGAATACTTGGATGGAAACCAAAGAAATGATCAAGTAAACAACACAAGATGGGTTTCACGCCGATCAGTTGTTTTAAAAACTGTGAAAAGAGTTCCCAGAGTTTCCGGGGTTAATCACGGTATGGCTTTAATAAACCCATCAAAAGCAAGAGATATAAGGGCTGACAAACGTAACGGAAAGACATTAAAACAGCTTTCAGACGCTTACAACGTATCAATACCATGCATTCAAAAGATAGTCGAAAATAGAACCTGGAAAACAGCTTAAAAATGAAACGGCAACCTGAATTTGATCTGCAAAAAAGAGTTTGTTCCTACCTAAGGGCGGTCCATCCGGATTTGTTTTTTATGTCAGACACTATTGCAAGTGTAAAGCTTACGAAATTTCAAGCAAAACGTAACTCGCAGATCCAGAAGCCGGGATTTAAAACCCCGGATCTTCTTATTTTCTATCCTAAAGGTGATTATCATGGGTTGTTTATCGAATTAAAAATAGAGTCACCGTATAAACTCAACGGAGAACTTAAAAGCAATAAGCACATTCAGGAGCAAAGCGAAACAATTTCCAAGCTTAAAGGACTCGGTTATCATGCTTCCTTCCAATGGAATTTCAACGACATAGTAAAACTTATTAACTGGTACTTAACACTACAATAATGAAATCAAAAAAAGTAAAAATATCAGAAGTCAAGATAAAACCTAATAATCCCAGATTAATAAAGGATGACAAGTTTAGAAAGCTGGTGAAATCCATTGAGGAATTTCCTCAGATGCTTGATATACGGCCGATAGTTGTAAACGGTGATATGGTAGTTCTTGGGGGAAATATGCGATTAAAAGCATGTCAGGAAGCCGGATTAAAAGAAGTTCCTATTATCATAGCTGATCACCTCACAGAAGAGCAGCAAAGGGAGTTTCTTATTAAAGACAATGTTTCAGGTGGTGAATGGGATTGGGATATGTTATTGAACGAATGGGATACTGATTTACTTGAAGATTGGGGGCTTGATGTTAAATTCCCTGTAGTGGCTGAAGATGAAGAAGAACCGGAAGAGCAAACATACATCCCTGTATTTCGCTTTGAAGTAACCTGCAAGACAGAATCAGAAAAAAACAAATTAATGGCTGATCTTTTATTAAAAGGATTTAGCTGTACAGAAGATTATTAATCATGGCTTACACAGAAGAAAGAAAGAACAAGATCTTTACTAAGATCATCAATTTAATAGTAGATGAAGGAAAGCCAGTAAGGCAGATTCTAAAAGAGAAATGGGCACCTTCAACAAGTACGTTCTTTGATTGGTTAGAAGAAGATGAAAAGAAAGCAAAACGATACGCGCGTGCGTGCGAAATCAGGGCCGATATTCTTTTTGAAGAAATGCATGAGATTGCCTTTACTCCGGAAATCGGTGAAACTGTTGAAATGAACCAGAAAGGCGGTAAAGACGGCAAAAAGGAGATGAAGAAGATTCAAGGGGACATGCTGGGACACCGTAGATTAAAGGTAGATACTTTGAAATGGCAAATATCCAAACTAAACCCTAAGAAGTACGGAGATAAGCTTGATGTAACATCCGGCGGTGATAAAATTCTTTCAGCAGAAGAAAGAGCTCAGAAAATTAAAGAGCTTAAGGATAAATTAAACCAATAACCCATTAAACCCAATGGATTAAAAATAAACCAAAAAAACCCACTGGGTTATTTTAAAACCCAATTAACCCAAATAATAAAGCGTGAGTCTTACAGACGATGAAATATTGATGCTTGAACGTCTTTTGCAAGAGGAGAAGACAGAAGAGTTATATAGGAAGTTAACTACTATTAATGAAGACACAAATCCCAATTATAAGATATTATATGAGGCTATTAATAATCAGAAATGGGGCTACATTGATGGTAAACCTGCTTTAATTTCTGGCTATGCAGGTGTTACCCTTGAGGGTAGTTCACGGTCTGGTAAAACGTGGAGTGGTGTAGATATCATAATTTATCTAGCCACAATAAGACACAAGGGCCAAGTATTAACGATAAATATATATCGTGAAACTTACAATGAATTCAAAACAACACTTTATGATGATTTTAAACGTAGATTAGATGATTATGGACTTCCAAATCCTTTTCATAATGCTAAAGAGGTTCCGAGCTTTAGAATAGGAAAAACAACGGTTCATTTTCTTGGAGACGGGAAACATGGTGGCGGTTGTGATTACGCTTTCTTTAACGAGGGTATGATGATTAAAAGTCAAGTGTTTGATCAGGTTGAAATGAGATGTCGTAAATTTTGGTGGATGGACTATAATCCGTCTTTTACTGATCATTGGGTTTTTGATGAGATATTACTTAGAGATGATGTAGCTTTTCTAAGAACAACATTTCTTGACAATCCTTTCATTTCAGCATCTGAAATGAATAAAATTCTAAGACATGAACCATGGCTTCCTGGTAGTTATGACGTTACAGTAGATGGTGTTTATTACAATGGTCTTCCGGTTACAGAAAAGAATCAACCGCCACCCCATCCTGTAAATGTGCCACAAGGTACTGCAAAAGAATTTGACTGGAAAGTGTATGGTCTTGGATTACGTGGAGCAATGAAAGGTGTGATCTTTGACAATGTGGTATGGATTGATGAATTCCCTGAATATCTTGGATATATTGGAGTTAATGACTTTGGATTTACTTCTGATCCGAATTCTTTCAATAAGTATGTAGAGACCGAAGATACTATTTACGTAGAGCCTTTAATTTATGAGCCAATTGAAACAGCAGATTTATTGTGCGCTGCAATTGAATCACATAATTTTGACAAAGAAGCAACTATTGTTTGTGATTCATCAGATAAGAGGGTTTCGGAGAAAAACGGAGTTGTTCAAATGGTACAAGATATGGAGGATTTAGGGTGGAATGCAACAAAAGTTTCCAAGATTAAATCAGTAGTTTATTGGATTCTTTCGATGAAGAAAAAAAGAATATGTATTGTAAAAAATCACTTACATAAAAAATATATCAAAAAAGAAGTAGAAAATTATAAATGGATGGAGATTAACGGAATTCAGGTAAACCTGCCAATTGATAAGTACAATCACTTCTGGGACGCTGTAAGATATGGACATATGGCTTGGAATTCTGATAATACAGTAGAATCTGAAACTAATTAATTAAATTTGAATATGACTAATACAGAAGCAAAATTAATCCACGGATTGATTAAGAAAGAAAATAGAATCAAAGCTACAGAGATAGTAGGTTTCTTCAATATCTTACACGCTCAAGGAAAGTGTAATGATAAGCTTATTGAAGACATTAACGCATATGTTGATATACTCAGTATTTTATACAAAAAGAATGATGGTCTTCCAGTGTACAAAATACAGAAGAAAGCAAACCCGATTGAACCGGATGCTTTTGCTGCATTCACCAAGTTTCATGTTGAAATAACGGAGCTTATGAAAATGTATAAAGAGAAAATTAATTAAAACAAACACTATGAAAAATAAAATAAATTACTGTAGAGACATAGATCTGTCTAAAATTGATCTAAAATGCTGTGACAATGAAATAGTATCAATTCAGGAAGCAGGGCCAATAGAAAGCCATTTCTTTGATGCTTTTCTTTACCGTATGCAAGTACAAGAGAGAAAAGGAATTGTTAAAAGTATGGGTGTTGATTACGGCCTTTATAATCCGTCTATTCAAGTAGAAGTAAGAGTAAATCCAAATAAATAAGTCATGAGTAATAAGAAGCTTATAACTCAAAGAGTTGAATCATTAGTAAAGAGCAAAAAGCATAAGCAGATTTTTACATTCAAATTCACAGATTCAAATGGGGATCAGTGGATAGCGTTATGTATATAATTAAAACAGTCTTAATAGGCTGTTTTTTTGTTTCTGCTTTATACTTCACAACACCATAATAGCGCGTATCTAATTTTGCTTAAAAGCAAAGATACTTGGAGCCAGCTGAATTCATAAAAAAGAAAGTAAATCACAAATACATCCTAGATGCCAGACAACAGCAGAAGGATCTTTCTTATTTTATTCAGGGTTCTTTACAGGAAGAAATCACTATTGAGTATCTAAGGGTTTGGAGTAATAGAAAATATGCTTCAGACAATAAATTTCTAAACTGGGTTAAACTAGTCTTCAAAACTGAAAACTTTCTTTCATTCTACAAATACCTTCGCAATCCAGTAGCATCTGCAAAACTTGTTAATGATGATATTAAACCACAATTAAGAAGGGTATTTCATGCAGATGATTCTGTTTTCAAATATTCAGTAAAAGGGATAGAGGAAACATGTCACGCAGATTTAAATTCAAAGCAATTTGATGAAGAACTTTTTAATGCTATTCTATTTGATCACAATTCAGTTGTAGTTCAGGATATAGACATTGAATCAAAAAGATACAGAGAGATTGTACCAATTTCTAAAATAGTATCTGTTGACTGTGATCGTGATCAGATTAATAAGATAGCTTATTACTCATGTTTGGAGCTGGAAAATAGTTCTATTCATGGTTTCTCATACATTGATAAGGACCAGTATATTTTCTTTGATAGAGATTACAATATAATTGTTCAATCCTTTCATGATTTGGGAGTTTGCCCGGCAGATTGGGTTTCTTCTGAAAACATGTTCCAGGAAAACAATGTAGTAAAGAAATCAATCTTCTCTTACGCTTTACCGGATTTTGAAGAATATGTTTTTCTGAAAACACTTCAAAGGATGACGGAACCCAACGGGGCGATTCCTGTTACAGTTCAGCTAAACGCAAAGGAAACCAATCCATCAGGTGAATTGAGAAAGGGACTTTCTAAAGAACCGATGTCTTCTGCTATACTGGGAGCTCAAACATCAGACGATACTAATCCAATAGCTCCATCCGAGAGTGATATTCAGGCTGGATCGATAGTAAAGGTGAAGGCTTCAAAAGATGTTACTTCAGGTAAAGTAGACATGGATGTAGTTCGGAACTACTTTCAATTTCATTATATGCCTGTAGAAGCATTGAATTATCTCAATGAAAGAATTAAGGAAATTGAGAAAATGATATTGTCTTCCATGATCGGAGATATAGCAGAACAGAATGAGGCTGCTAAAAATGAAATGCAGGTATCAAAAGGCTACGATAGCAAAGAAGATAGGTTAAGATGGCTTTCAAATGAGTTAAGCCGAATTAAGCAGTTGTCTGACTTTAAGACTTTGGCTTTACTTCATGGTAAAGATAAAGTATCTGTAGAAGTATTCTTTGGAACTGATTTCTTTATTGAATCTGTTGATGATTTATACAAGTCTTTTTCTTTAGCTCCAAATGCAATAGAGCGTAGAAAGATTTTAAAGAGAATTTCCCAAACAAGGAACAAGCATAATCTTCAGCAGGCGAAAAGAGATACTATTCTATATGACATCATCCCTTATGTTTCAGATAAGGATTTTTCAACAGCTATGAGTACTGAAGCGCAAGTAGATCCTGTTGTTTTTCAATTACAGACAAGATTTGATTATTGGATTTCAATTTTTGAAGCCGAATATGGACAAATAGAGCTTTTCTACGAAGGATTAGGAGAAATGACGGAAAGTACCAAGATGATTACAATCAAGAATTTATTAAAAAACATTATACAAAATGAGCAAAAATCTTTCAGTAACGCTTAGGCTTTTCTATGGCGAACTAAACTACGATAAGGACGGAAATGTCAAGAGTAAGAATGAAACGGTATCGATCACTTTTGAAAGTCCGGAATGGGACAACTTCATTAAGCATTTAAAAGCTCATGGAGTAACAAGTGTCAAAGTTGAAAAGGTTTATGATCTGTCTAAAGTAAACAAGGATGAACCTGTTGAGTCTTTAAAGAGATTCGGTGAAGTTGAAGATGTATCTGCTGTAGAAGCTGTAATCAATAAGCTTTTTGAAACTACTGAGAAGCCTTTAACACCGGAACAAAAACAAATTAAAGAATTGCAAGAGCAAATCGCTGCTTTAACTGCTGGCGCAAAAGCAGGAGCAAAACCAGATGCTAAGACCGGATTGTCGAAAGGGGGCGCAAAAGCAGGAGCAAATGCAGCTGAATCTAATAAAGACAATGCGGAAGGTGAAGGCGCTGCAGGTGAAGGTCAAAAATAACTAATTAAACAATACATAAAAGACTATGGAATTTTTAACAGAAGATGTTGCAAAAGAGCTGGGTTTAACACCCGAACAAGTTAGCGGTATTACGTCCAAGGGGACTGAATATATTTCCGACCAGAAGAAAGAATGGGATAAGAAGGCGAATGAAAATGCAGAAGCCATACTTTCCGGAGCTTCAGAATATTTGCAGGAGAAAACAGGCGTTAAAGAAGGCCGTCAACAAGGTGAAAAGTTCGGAGATTATTTTGCGAGGCTTTCCAATAAAGCACTCGAAGTTAAGAACGGTGAAATTGAAGCCTTAAAAGCAGACTATCAAAAAAAACTAAAAGATTTCAAAGGCGATGAAGCCACTAAATCAGAGCTTGAGACAGCAAAACAGAAATTGGATGATGCTCAAAAGCTACTTGCAGACTATGACACTTTAAAGGATAAAGCCGAAAAGTTTGAGACTGCAACATCAGAACTTTCAGCATTTAAAATTAAAGCTGCTTTCGGTGATGTTAAGCCTGCTTTTTCCAAAGATGCAAATCAATATGAGGTTTCAGCAAAATGGAATGATTTCCAGAAGAGAACTCAAGATAAATACAATCTTGAATTGGTAGAAGGTGAATACTTAGCGATTGACAAAGAAAATCAATACAAAACAATTAAACTTTCTGATTTGGTTGCAAGTGATGAAGATCTTAAATCAATCACATCTGAGAGACAAGTAGGAGGAACGGGTGCAAAAGTTGATAAATCAAAAATAGAAGGAATTGAAGGCGATGTTCCAGTAACAGCAAAAACAGATGCTGTAGAAAGAACGAAGATTATAAAAGATCAAATTGCTAAAGAAGGCATTAAGCCAACCGATCCAGGATATTCAGTGAGATTTGCTGAGTTAAATAAAAAAATACAAGAATTAAAATAAACAAAATACTGCGAAGGACCGCAAGCGTGCATAATTATTAACAAAAAACAATTATTAAATGAATTTAGATGTAACAATGCTGAATAACTACCAGGACACAAATACGTTCTCGGAATCACGTTATGCGGAACTTGGTGGAATTGATTTAGCAAAAAACAGTACAGTACAGGCTGATTGGATTTCACCTGATGTAGTACAAAAGATCGCTGAGATATCTTCTTTACGAGATGCAGAGATTCCGGCAATTATTGACCAAGAAGTAACAGTTACGGCGGTTCCGGGGTTTGAAATTCCTGCAAACCTTTCAATGTCTGGAAAGATCACACCGATCGCATATGATATCTTCTCCGGCTTTAGACACTACCCTGCTCATTATGCTAATAATACAGTAAAAGAGCAGTTTGACCTTGATCACAAGGTTAAAAAAGTAACATATGGAATGGGTAAAGCCTTAGACGCAATCATTCTTTCAAGATTGGAGGCGAGAAAGACACAATCACTTCCTTATGGTACTGCACAAGTATCTGATGGTTCAAAAACTTTCAGTTTCAATGCCACTACAGATACTCTGGAAATCAGCAAAGAAGCTCAAAAAGAATACATGTTTGCTAACCTTTCCAGAATTGTTGATGCAAATGAAATTGGAGGAGATTACGAGATCGTAACATCAAGAGCGGGTCTTGCAGCAGCCAAAAATGAATGGGCAAAATATGGAAACAGTAATGAAAAAAACCTTCAGGCTTTAGGATTTCCTGCAATCAATCAATTACACGAAACCGGAACCTTAATCCCAGGGTCTAATAACTTCAATGGGTACTATGTAAGAAATGGTGCTATTGCAATGTATGAGAATTTCCCTGCAGATTTTAGAATGGGTACCAAGTTCGCTGGAAAAGAATGGTCAATTTCAGATATGGAGCTTCCATTTGTCAGAATGAGAGCTAACGTATTTACAAACCTTGAAGCTACAAATGCTACTTCATTGGTAGGTGCTGGAAGAGATACAAACTTAATCATGACCCATTATCAAGAAATGGCTTTATGGGTTAGAGTGTATCTGTTTGAAGAGTTTAATAGTGATTTGTCTAACAGAGTTAATCCGGTAATTAAAATCGCTGGATTAGCATCATAAAATAAGTAAAAGATGAACAATATAACTTATACAGACAGTAAAGGAAATGTTGGAGTACTGAGTACTGTAGCAATCCACGAACTTACAGACAATCTGGCTTTAACAGTGCATGATTCTGGAAAAACAATTTTCGTTGGAGTTGATGCAAAAGCTGTCACTCTTCCGCCAACAAAAAAAGGATTAAAATTCACTTTCGTGAACACTGGCGATGCTGGAAATAATATTATCAAAGTTTCTCCGGCAGCTACAGATGGAATTTCCGGAACCGTGGGCGCTGTAACTCTTGATGGTACAGTAAATAAAGCAGCTCAAAACACAAAAGCGACTGCCAAAACAGGTGATAACATAACAATTGTCGGTACAGGAAATGCTGGCGCAAAGGCTTGGATTGTTATTTCCGGAACTGGTGTCTGGGCAAAAGAAGCATAATAATTAAATCAAAAGTTATGAAAATAGGATTTGCAGAAGAGTACACTTCAAATATCGAACTGGATAATGAACTAAAACTGAACTCAAAAACAGGGATAGTTCTAAACAGTGGTGTTCACCCTTATATTACTGTGGATAATCTTCTGCACTTCCTTCCTTTCAATAAAATTGATTTTAAAAATTATATCCCGGGAACTGTTTACAATAAATATTCTGAAACAAGAGATAGAAAGGATATTGTCAAGCACAATGATTCACTTTATCAATGTTTGAAAAACGAAGTGTTAAATATTGCACCCGGATCCGACAGTAATATATGGATGTTGACCAGTAAAGAAAATATTATTCTGAAATCATGGATTGAAAAGGTAAAGGACAAAGTTATTTCTGACTTATATCTTTCAAAAAGACTTATTAACTCTCAGTATATCTACGAAAACGGAGAAAGTAAGTATAATCTCCCAAATGATTATTCAGGATGGGTTTTTGAATCGAAAGGAAGCGATTATGTAACTATCACCTTAAATGAAATTTCTTTACAGGCTCTTACAAATAGTCCAGTTACCCTGTATGTGGTAAATGAGGGACAATTGGTTGATACTTTGGCTTTAAGCCCAAATAACGGTAGAGTGTCATTTGAAGAACTAAATTATTCTTTTTCCGGCCGTGGTAAATGGATATTTTCTATAGAAAGCCAGGAAGTGATGACGAACTTCGGATGGGTTGACGAATTGAAATATGATGGATTTATTTGTTATCCGGTTACTGGCATAGGTAACACTCCGGAATCATCCAGATACACCTATCAAAACTTTTCAAATGGTTTAGGATTCAATGTAACTGTCACGCTTGAAAGTGAAAATTACCTTAATTACAATCTTCAAAACTTTGTAGGACTTTTCAAAGCGACTTTCGAGTACATGACCTTACAAATGTTTTTAGCGAATTCTCACCAACGTAGTAATCGCACAGAGAATGGAATCAACAAAGACATGTTGATGATGGAAACGAAAGATCTTGAAGCTAACACATCGGCCAAAAGGTACTTTTACGAATTACGAGAAGCAAAGAAAATAATCCAGAAAACATTTGATACCCAGTTAGGAGATGAAGATTCAGGATTTGAAATTGAAGTAACATCTGTTTAGTTATGCTTTACGAAAGAACCAATCCAATTGGACTTGATCTGATAATACATAAGGCGCAAAAAAAGATTTATGCTGCCTTAACCAAAAAGTGGGATAAAGATTTAGATGCTTATCCAAGATGTTATGTCTTAGAAGACGAGAGCGAAAAAAGAACAGTTGAACATTACATTTCTAAAAATGAATACAGCGGTAATTTAATTGTTTCTGAAAGCGATAAGTTTTTCTTCACTGCTGAAGATGATCAGGAAAGAGTTAACAATATCCAGTTTGAAACAAAAGTAAAACTCTATTTCATTCTTGATCTAAAATTCATTTATCCAGATGAACCTGGCAGATGTGATTCTAAAGTTTTGGCTGATGTTGTAAATGCTGTAGATAGAAGTGGAGGCTTCACAAGTGAATACACAATTGTAACAGACTACCAAAGTGTATTTGATTCATTCTTCTATGAATTCGATAATATCCAACCATACTATTGTTTTCGGATCGACTTAAATACAATTCCTTATTCAATTGATTCAATATGTTAAATAATAAAAAATAAAAAATAAATATAAAATGGCTTTAACAATTAAAAAATGTAACGCAGAAGATCAGGTAGCCAGATTAGGCGGCCGATTTTGCGATGAAGATCAGGTTTCCGGATTTATTTTAGCGGACAGATCAGTAAAATTTGATCCAGTAACCTTCACTAAAACGGTTTTAGATGATTTGATCCAGAAAGATAAGATTATTGGTACTGCTAAATTCTTTTCTGCTGATGATAATGATGAAGAAGCAAATTTCACTACTTCTTCTACAGGCAAAAGAAGCAAGAATACACAAGGTATTAAGAGGTGGAAATTCATGTTCAATAAAGGGAATTGCTTTCAGAACGAACTTCAGAAACTTGACAAAAGTGAAAGATACGCTATATTCTTGGTAATGCAAGATGGAGCTGTTTTAGGCGCTTTATTAAATGATGGTAAAATTAAAGGCTTCGATGCAAGTTTATTTACCGGAATCAAGAAAGTAAAAACTACAGCTGAAGGTGTGGGATCTACTTTGGAAGTTGATTTAGAACCTGATGCAATGAAATACTGGCAGGGTCAATCTGTTTTATTTGAAAGCGATGAACTTGACTTTACTCAGTTAAATCCTGTTACAGGAGTATCTGTAGACATTATTTCGCCATTAGCAGCAGCTGCTACATCTACAAAAGTTAAAATTTCAAACCTGTGTGCGAAAAGTCCAGTTTCTGGATTAACAACTCCTGATAATTGGAAAATGAGAAGAAACGGAATATTAGAAGCTGTAACTGCTGTAGCAGAAGCAAATGGAGAATATACATTTACTCATGCTGCACTTGTAGGTAATCAGGGTATTTCATTTGAAATTTATGATGGTGGATATCCGGTCTACGTTTTAGACACAGACTACTACGCTGGTAAATCAATAACCGAAAAAGTAGCATCGTAATGGAATATGCAGTTGGAATCTATAAGATTGTTCCACCAAAGCCTTTTCCTTCTTTCGAAAAGGCGGTGGAATACATCCAAGAGAAATATCCAGAATTGGATGTTAAGACGATCGAAAAGCATTTAACGCCCAAAATCACCAATAATGGCAACGATAAATCCGGAAACCTTTCTGAAGAGAATCCAGTTGTCAATCAAAGTGACACCGAAACTGGTACAGCAGGCGCTAAAAGAGTCAAACCTTCCATTAATAAACCAGGATAACCTATTAAGAGGAAAAACGAGTGACGGGGGCCGAATGCCCCCTTACTCTAAAAAGTATCGAAGGGGGAATGTTTTCTATGCCGACTACAAAAACAGAATGAACCCTTTAAATAACCGTAGATGGGATTTAAAACACTGGTGGGACAAGAAGTATGACGGATTATTGTATAAGCGAATTAAAGCAAAAGTAGGGCTTAAAGAAGTTCAATTTACTTTGGATTATAACCCAGTGTACATGAGAGACATCTACTACGTAATTCCAAAGCATAGAATTATCGGTATAACAAAACAACAGATGATTGACGCTCAGATCAAAAACAAGCCAAAGCTTGAAAGGCAGATCCTTGGAATAATTAATGAAGGAAAATTAAAGAAGTAATGTGTAACTGTAGTAAGCCCATCACGAAAACAGAATGTCAGATTCTCCGGAAGTATGTTAACGATCCAGAAGGTAGAACTTTTATTTACCATGTTTTTGACGGTGAACGAGGTTTAGAGATAGCGCAAGTGCCCCAAGGAATAAATCCAAATCAAATTGCCATTGCAAGAGAATTTATCGGATCAGATGGATTGCCTGAATGGTACTATGTAAAAGAACACCCATGTTTATATGAAAAAACTTAGTAAAAATATAAGAATATACCAAGACAGTAAAGAACTCCCCTTTTTGAATTATAAAAGAATTATTCAGACAGGGGATTTTTATTACATGGTAAAAGGATATGAATCTGGTGATACCATCAATGCAGATGTTGATGTTTTGAAGGCTAAATTTAAGGAGATAGAAGAAGATTATGCTGCTTCGATCAACACCAAAAACTCTGATGTCCTTACCTATGGTGAAGTTGCAATTGTTACAAACGAATTAAATAAGTTTAATATTCTCCTTCTTTTTGTTGAACAGGCTATCAAGGCTCAGGAACTCAGAGCGAAATTGCAAGAATTGATTCAGGAAATCGAAGAAGATGATAAAGAAGCAGATGCTGAAGAAATTGAAATGCTGATGGCTTTGTCTTCAATGGAACATTCTGGGTTTGATAATTCTGATATAAAGGATCTTCTTGCTGACTTTAAGGTGCAAAAAAGTGATGATCTATACAAACAAAGGCAATTCCTTCAAAACAGACTTGACAAGCTTAATAACCAGCTTCTAAAACTTAACAGTCAGCTTGAAAAAGCAAAAGAAAACAGAGTTGATTCAAATTCTGATTTTGATATTGATGAACAGTATATCAATGTGTGTATCGGCTTGGAAATGCATGTTGATCCAAAATTAATTTCTCTTTATGAATTTGGAGTAATGGTAAAGGTGTTAATGAAAAGAGTTGATGAAATAAATAAAATGAACAGAGATGCCAGATAAATTAGCCATATTGCAAGCTCAAGCTATTATTGCAGATTTAAAAGCGGTTGAATCTGAAGCAAGAAAGCTTAATACTACTTTCAAGGAAACTGTAAAGCAAACCGAAAAAATTAATAATGGATTTAATTCTGGAAGATTAAGAGATTATACAGCTTCTTTCAGGGAATTAAATTCCATTACAACTCAATATGTCAATGTTGAAAGGCAATTAGCTGAATCTTTGGCAAGAACCGCAAATTTAGAACGTCAACAAGCGAGACTTCAAACCGAACAAGCCAGAACCAGAAGAGAACTAGCAGAAGCCAGAAGATCAGAAAGCCGTGAGAGACAACAGTCAGCAAGAGAGGCGGCAGCAGAAGCTAGAGCTAACAGGGAAGCAACCAGTGCTCATGCTCAACTGACAAAACAAACACGTCAAGCAAGACAGACGGCCCGGGATTACGGTTCCGAAATGGTATTATTGAGAGAAAGGCTCAGACAAGGTACAATTTCTCAACGTGAATACAGAAGCCAAATATCTCAACTTAATAGAGATTTTAGAAGTACAACGAATGAAGCAATACGTCTTGAGAGAGAGCTTAGACGTGTAAATCAACAGACTTTACCATCCAATCAAAGAAGTGGAGCTTTACAGGGAAGGGTTACGGATATCTTAAAGGGGGTTGTGGGGGCCAGTGCAATAGGTAATATTGCCAATGGAATTGTTGGAATTGCTACAGATGCTTATGAAACTGTAAAAGCGTTAGATGCTCAAAATCTAGCGTTAAAAAGCGTGTTTGAAACTGAAGCTCAAATGGCATTTCAGAAAGAATATCTATCTGAATTAACCAACAAGTATGGATTAGAGCTGGTATCTACTACAGATGCTTATGTGAAGTATTCGGCAGCTGTAAAAGGTACATACCTGGAAGGTGAACAAGCAAGAAAGATTTTTGATAGTTTTTCCGGTGCATCTGCAAAATTAGGATTATCGGCAGAACAGTCTACAGGGATCTTCAAAAGTCTGGAACAAATGATTTCAAAGGGCAAAATTCAAGCCGAGGAATTGCGTGGCCAGCTGGGTGACCGTATGGCCGGCGCATTCAAATTGTTTGCTGATGGTATGGGAGTTTCCACCGCTGAACTTGATAAAATGTTGAAGGCGGGAACTGTAGTAGCAGATAATGTACTTCCTCAGGTAGCGGAAAGACTTTCTGAGGTTTACAATTTAGATACTGCAGGAAACATTGACACGATTGCCGCCGCTCAAAACCGTCTAAAAAATGAGTGGACATCTTTCTTAAGTGATTTCACTGATAATAAAGATAATGTAGATTTTCTCGCTGGAAGTATAGATGCATTGTCTTATGCTGTTAAGTTCTTGCTGGATATTCTGGTTAAAGATGGATCAGCTGGGAGGGAAATTGTAGGAGGCTTGATTGATATTATAGGCTCGTTGTTTGATGCTCTAGGCACTGTTACTGGTATTACAGAGACCACATCTACCAAGATGGAGAAATTTCAAGCAACATTGCAATTTGTGAGTGCTGATGTTAACATTTTAGCTTCTGCCATTAAATATCTGACTAGTGTTGTTTCAAATTTTTTCTCAACAATGTTTGAAGAAAACGGATGGGATAAGTTTAGCCAAAAGATGGAAAAAAGCGCTGATGGCTTTATTAATTCATATAATAAGTGGAATAAAGCAACAAATGACGCTGACAGATTATTCACCGGATTAACTGCAAATGAAAGGAAGCAGAAGGAAAGAGAAAATGAGATAGAAAAAGTAAGAGACTTATGGAGTGACGCCTTAAAGTCTAAAAAAGCATATTTCCAGTATAAAGGTTTCTATTATGAAACAAAGGGCGGTAAACCTACAGGAAAAAGCCTTGATGAATACATTGATCGAGGTGATAAGCTAGAAAAAAAGGCAATAGTAAAAAGAACTGTTTTGCCTGGTGATAATAAACCTTCAAGACAAAGAGGATCTTCATTAACAGGTGGGCAAAAAGATTTCCTAATGATTTTAGATGGGGAAAGAAGTACCGAACTTGCAAATTTAGAACGTGACAGACTTGCTTTAAAAATTGGTTATGAAGATTACCTTCAGGAAAAAGAAAACATTGCTATCCGATATGATAAAAAACTTCAGGACTTTCTAAAAGGCGCAAACGCCAAAGAGATCAAATTGAAAGGTGCTTCTTATAAAAAAGCCATAGATGCAGCCGTACAATCAAATGAAAAACTTTATAATGAAAGATCTAAAAACCTAGAAACTAATTTCAATAAGGAAAAAAATATTATTGAAGGTAAGAATCGAGAAATTCAAAAAAACCAAAACATCAGCGATGCCGACAGATTAAGACAGCAAAATGATATAGATTCAGAACTTATTCAAAAAACAGCTGATTCCTATGAAAAAAGAATCCAACTGGCGGCCAGCATGGGACAAAGAGTGTTAGAGCTGGAACGTGATAGGGATGAAGAGATTGCTAAAATAGAAGATCAAAGGCTTCAGCGAATGGCTGCTATTCCTGAAGCAATCAGAAGTGAAATAGAGTATCAAAGTGAAATTCTTTCTGCAAACAAGGATATTTCTTATGAAAAACAAAGACAACTAATCCTTACCAATAAAAAGCTAAGCGCAGAAGAAAGATCCTATCAGTTAGCTGTTCTGGATAAGCAAAACGAGATAAAAACTACTGAGCAGGAAATTGAAAAACAAACGAAGCTTAGAGATTCAATAACGAGCCGCCTTCTTAATGAAAAGGCAATTGGTTTACCTGGAGCCCCAACGAAGGAAGATATAAAATTACTTGCGGAATATGGCGCTGAAATAGAAAGGTTAACGAATGTAAATATTCAAAATAAGAAGGATCTTGATCTTTTAAACTTTGATAAGATGGCAAAAGGGTTTGAACCTATTGTCAACATGATCTCCAGTGGACTAAATGATTTGGGATTGAGTCGGGTTTCAGATCAGTTCACCAAAATGTATCAGAAAATTTTGGATGAAGGAAAAGACTTCTCTTTGTCAAATAAAGAAATATTTGAAGCAGCTGGAGCTGTAATTTCTGATTTTGCTCAAATGTTTACCAATGCTCAGAAAGAAAAAACTATTGCTGCCTTAGATGAACAACTTAAATATTCACAGGAAGCAACAGAGCAGGAACTTGGATTTATCAACAGTAGGTTAGAGGCTTTAAACAGTCTTGAAGAGCTTACAGCAGAACAGACCGCGGAAAGAAACAGGCTTGAAGATGAAGCCAGAGTTTATAAAGACCAGCAAAGACAGCGTGAAAAACTTATTGAAACCCAAAAAGCAAGGGCCGAACAAAAAGCTGCAGCTCAACAGGCCCTGATTAATGGTGCATTAGCTGCAACTATGACACTTGCACAGATGGGGTTCATTGCTGGGGCTATTCCGGCAGCGTTGGCACTTGGTTTTGGTATTGCGCAATCGGTTGCCATCATGTCCAAAGATCCGGTTCCTAAATACTGGAAAGGTAGAACTGGAGGTAAGGCAGAATTCGCAATTACTCAGGATAGAGGTCGTGAGATTATCGCAGGTGAAGACGGTCGGATTAAATCTTTAGGATCTGATTCCGGCGATAAAATGACCTGGCTTGATAAAGGTGACACTGTTTATACAGCTGATGAAACAAAACAAATCCTTAAAACAATGGGACCTTCTGCCAAAATTGGAAGTAAAGTCTTCCAAAGTATTGCAAGAGAAAGCATGATTGCCCCTCAAGTTTCCATAGTAAATAATTACCAGGATAATTCAGATGCTATTGCCGAAAAATTAGGAAAAAGGTTTGATCAGTCTTTAGCACGATATGATAAGCCTGCCATCATAAAAAGAAGTGGATTCATCTATTTATACCGAGGCGCAAACTATGCTGAAGAAATAGGATCATATGATTTAGAAACCGGAAAAGAAACATTTTACTCATGATACCAATAAACCATATAATAAACGAAAACAGCGTTAAAAATATTTTCAAGTTCATAGTACCCTCTGGATCTTTCCAGGGGGAATATGTCATAAATAAACCTGACGGGTGGGATGATGTAGACTCTATTGTAAATATTGATGATGAATTATTGTTTGTGAAAGATTTTATCATTGGTGAAAACACAAAGCTGAAATTCTACCAGTACAGTAACAAAATAGCTTATGATGTACTTTTTAATGTCAATCAAGAACAATCTGGAGACGGCCGGGTCATCTTTAAGTGGTTAGCGATAAAAGAAGGTGTTGAATATGATTTACTCAAAGATAACTTTGAGGTAAACATGAATAAGTACAAGAATACACTCGAAAATAATACTTTCGTCATTGATGTAGAACTAATAAAAAGCGAGGCGCAAAATAAACTTTTTAACCGGGATGATGTTACAATTGATTTGTTTGGAACTAAGGACATTGATGAAAATGTAATTACACCAGTAGAGACATTTCCCATAGGCTATAAGAAGGGGGATAAGAAGCTTTCAAATTTTTATTCTTATGATATTTCTCAACTGCAAAATGTTGTAGTTCAAAGTAATGATCATTTTTTGTCTTTTTCAAGATCTGACGAATATGGTTTTGGAGATAATACAAATGATTTTTGTGGAGTTAAGTATACTGTATTCTACGCAATAGATCAAGGTCCATTTGTTTCAACAAATATTTCTCTAAAGAAACTTCAGGTTGAAATCAGCAATCTACATGTTAAGTTTACTAAGAGTGGCGGAGGCGCTCCTTATGTTAAGCTTCAAGCCTACATTAATGGAGCAGGAGAAAACAAAAAAATTGATCTTCAAGCAAATGGGGAACTTATTGATTCTGTTGAAAAAACTGAAGGAGGTGTTACTTATTCTGAAATTAAGATTGATAATGTTCAGTTTGGTTTGCCTAGCCCAAACGAAAATTTAAGATCAGGGCAAAGCCTTTCATTTTATTTTCATAGTGATGATTTCTTTGTATTTGAGTCTGTTAAAACAAATACAAGTATTGAACTAACAACCAATATGGAATCACCATTGGTAAGAACTACGGGAATTAGAATAATTGATGCGATAAAACAGGTTGTTAAAAATTATACTTCTTCAGGACTAAGTGTTTTAAGTAATTACTTAGGATTTGGCGGAACATATTATGATACATCTATTTCTACTGGGGTGTTTTTAAGGGGGTTGCCTGAAACCTACACTGTAGGGCAGAAAATTAAAACATCATTTAAATCTATGGTTACTGAGGGCGCTGCTAAATTACTTTCATTAGGGTATGATGTTTTAAACTCAAATGTTATTATTGAAGATACGGCTTATTTCTTCAAAGATGTAAAAGTGTATGATCTTTCTAATAAATTGTATTTACAGGAAGGTTATAGTGTTGAAAATGATAAAGATGTTGTTTTCAACACAATGATTTTTGGTTCTAAAAAATATTCTAAAAATGTGAAAGATGATATCCAAAATTTCATTACTTCAGCAGAATTTACAACACCGATTATAACTACTAAAAATAAGTTTGACAAACAAACAGATTTAATTGTTGATGAGTATAAAATACAGGAATTAATAGAGGATAAAAGTTCATCGACAAATGACAATGATGATGATTTGGTATTGGTAGACCTTGCTTATCAAAATAATTATTGGGATTCAGGAATATTTGAAAATTGTATTCATTCTAATAAAGGGGGTAATTTATCCTTAGTATGCACTGTAACACCTTTTGACACAACATTAATGCAAGTGGGAGCAGAAGTACAAATAACAGAAGGTATAAATTCAGGGACATGGACAATTTTATCTATAAATAAATTTGAATTGATTCTTAATAAAACATCTGGTATAGAAGAAGGTTCATCTGACACTCCTATTACATACTATATATCATCTCTCATTAAAAACAGATCTATCAGGGATGGTTTTACGGAAGATCAATTTGTAAGAAATCCTGAAACTTCCACAAATTCCCGTCATAATCCGAAATATCACATGGCAAGATGGTTCCAATGGTTTGGTAGCGGATTAAGGAAAAAGCAAAGTTCTGAGCTATTAAAGGTGACAAACTACAAGAACAATGACAAAGCTCAGATGAAAATAAATTCAACTGACCTCGTAAATGAACTGCCTGGTTTAATTACTGTGGGAGCTGATGAAAATTTGGGAAGATTGAGAGCTTATAAGCAGCCTTTCTTTTCCGGAGAAAAAATTGAGATTTCTTACACAGATGTGACATTTAAAGAGTTCATTGCGCTGTACGAAAATTGGAGGTATGGAATTTCAGGTAATAGATTAGAAAGCCGTGGATATGTAACTTTGAATACTCCTTTAGGAATTTATGATGCTTATCCATTCGGTGACGGTGCATTTTCCCATGATCGTAAAACAAATGTTCTTAGCTTCAAAGGTAAAATAAAAGGGAAATCAGTATCTAATCCAACACTAGTTTCAGTTGTACAAGAAAATAAGAATACAGTCACATTGCACTGGGATTATGTTTCTGAATATATATCGCCAACAGTAGATGCTCAATATTCTATTGATGGGGTTAACTGGATTACGCTTCATCAATTCTTTAACGTAAAACAAGGAACTATAATTGATGATATTTTCACTAATATAATTACTGGGACAAACGTATATTTTAGGGTAATTGCCAACACAAATGATTTTGTAAATAAAATTTCAAATACATTAACAGTTGATTGGGATTATAATCCATACACTATAATCGTGAATAATAAGGCAGAAAATGCTGACTGTGGATATAGTAGACTTGTTTTAGATATCAAAGGTAAAGCTAATTTTAATGTTGAATATACTTATCAATTCTTGCCAGGAGGGGGAAAATTGTATGTAACAAATTTAGATGGCACAGGGGGTAATGTTATTATAGAAACAGGCTATGGTCTTCCTGTGTCAGGAACTGACAGTACAACGTTAAATATAGATGGCACTACAGCCAGATTATTTATGGAATTACTAAATTCAGATAAAGCTGAAGGACTGCAACCTTTAAATTGTACTGTAGGTGATACGGAATATACTGTTTATGCTTATCTAAGTGTAAAATTTACAGACACCATCACCAATACGTTTAAAATATTTGATTTGCAGACCATAACTACCAAAAAATACTTAGAATTTACGCCACCAGTAGAATAAAATTAAGTGAAATACGTGTGTTATACTTCACAATACCATAACACGGCCAACATAATTTTGTCTTATGCAGAAATTCTGGTATCATAGCCCGGTAAGATTCTACAGAACAATTGAAGAGCTGGAGGACATGACTAATCCGCAAAATACACAGTATTACGGACATGTAAAACCCTATCCTCTGGAGGTGAATTCATATCATAGATATCTAATACCTAATTATCAGAATGAAGTGGAAGATACAGATCTTTCTTTATTTCTTATTGGTGATAATGTAATTCAAATTCCATGTGAATTTGGTGTGAGTGATGGTAAGCTATTCCGGATTACTTTTATTAGTTCTGAAGAAATTCAGGGACATTTTGAAATAAGAGATTCTACCGGAATAGCTATTTTTTATTCAAACTGCGTTCGGTTTACAGATAGCTCTATGAAGGACGGTCGAAAATACATCCGAGTTGCCACGCAATGTAATTATAATAGAAACCTGTTCTCATTTGCAGATAATAAACATGACTGGATTATTACCAACCTACCAGCTTACTGTATGGGAGAATTTGACATTGACGAGGACATAAAATCAGCTAAGACCGGAAATTTAGGTTCTACTAAAATAAACTCTGCATGGATTGAAGAGAATGTTTCCTACAAAATCCGGGCTGAAGGAGATAATAATATCCTTTCGTTTATAGCAGTTCACTCCACAAACCAAGATTTTTACATTGACGGAACAAAAAGAACCAGAAAAGAAAAGCCAGAAACAACCGACTTCACCAATGAAATAACAATGAAGTTTTCAAATATGAAAGATGAAAACGGATTGAATATCATTTTTGATGAAGATGCTGCACTCTCAGATGTTTTTAAAAAAGCATTAGCTACTGGAGAATTGACAGCAGTTTATGTATATAATTCTAACTATATAATACCTACAGAACATGTCTGATCAAATTATACAAGCACCATTTGTCAAATCAGTGCCTATCACTGAAATTCCAATAACGCAAGACCCTTTAACTGGTCATATTGCTAACTATAATCCACAGGGTGAATTAACATTTACCCCAATTGATTCATTTAGAAAATTAATTTCCACAGGAATTGTAGGTATGGCAACTACTTCAAGTTCACCAACTCCTTATGATCCGGCAACCTACCCTGATGGCCTTTATGAAAAGTGGGACGTTAATACAGCGGGGACATATACTAATTTTAAAGATTCTCTAAATCAACCTATTGTAGTTACTGCAGATCCTGATTTAAAGAATCATTTTGTTCAGATATGGGTTAATAATGGTGTTTCTCAGAAGGTATTGGCTGATATAGGTGAAAAGGCTGAAACACAATTTAACATCAATAGCAACAAGCCAATTGCCAATAGTGCTGTTACCCCCATGTATGATTGGTTTGAAAAAGAGGGTGTAACACCTGTGATAAATATAAATTTTGATTCCAATGATTCAGAAACAGGGCTTGTAAATAATAACGGAACTAACTTTGCTTCTGTGAGTACTGGCAGACGTACCTCGTTTATTCCAGTTAAGGAGGGAACAACCATAACGGGCTTGTTTTTCCTTGGGAGTGCCTACAATGGAATATCTTTTTATTCAGCTGCAAGTGTAGGCTCGTATGTTGCTGGGGTACCGGGTGTAGGTGCTGATAATAATACTGGACATACATTAAACTACACAACTCCTGCAAACGGTTATATTAGAGTATCAGCATCTGAGGATTCAAGTAGAAATTCCTATGCAACTATCACAGAACCAAGCCAAGTAATAATCAAGTCTTTTGACGAAGTCCTGCAAGAAAAGACAGATAAAGACTTCGACGTAGACAGTGACAAGCCTATTGCAAACAGTACGGTTGCTCCAATTTATGAATGGCTGCCTAAAGATATTGTATCAGATACAACCGTAACAGTAGGTTTCACAACAAACGTAAACAGCGGGTACATTAATAATCTGGGAATTGCTGTACCTCAGTTGGAATCTGTTAACAACAGGTATACTAATTTTATTCCGGTATTAAAAGGAGATTTGATCAGTGGTATTGCTTATATGTCATCAACACCGAATGCGATTTCTTTTTACACTGCAGCAGATGAAAGTACATATGTTTCCGGGGTTAAAGGTACTGGTTCCAGTCAGTCATCACCAGGCACATATAGCTTTGTCGCTCCTGCGAATGGATTTGTTAGATTTACTTCTAGCACATTAGGTGTAGGCTCATTCAATATTAGAACTATTGTTTATGGAGGCTTCACATCATTACAGGATTACGTGAAGGAAGTAATGCAGGTGCCTGACACCAACTTGGTAGATGCTAAAAGAACAAATGATTTGAGAATGAATCCGGACACAAAGTTGTTTGAAGCTTACAGAGGCGGATTTTCTCAGTTCTGCAGGTTAAGACCTTTGGAGAAATGTTTTTATAAATCATCTCACAATGCGTTTTTTCTAAAAGATACAGGTGAACGTGTCGATATGGCTTTGGTTAACGGCTTATACATTGGGGAATATACGGCTGATGCCTCAGGTAATTTCTATACTGCAAACAGATTTAGCGGTGATTTCTACCTAAAAAAGCAGGAATATGAACTATTTAAAGGGAAAAGAATTTTAAAGGGTGGAAGCATAATCGATGATGCAAAATGCAACGTTATCAAGTTTATGTATGTTCCTGGAATGGATGTGTTGAATATTAAAACCAAAAGACCGCCTGAATATCCGTTTATCGTTCGTCAGGGGCAAACATGGGGATTTGAAGACAGTACCAGTGAAGAGGTTTCATTCTTCTTTAGCTATTCCACAAGAGCCACCATTTATGTAAACTGTTATGATTTAGATTTCTTTGAATTTAACAGAACTATTGTACCAAGGGAAACAAGACAGATTAATAACGGTGATAATATGCTGATCGGAAGTGAATTATACTCATACAATTTTGGTGATGAATTTGCAGGGCCTACATTAGATCTTAAAAAATGGAAGTATAGAACAGGGGAAAAATCCAACGGGAATAACGTTAAAGAGGCAATTACTTTCGGCGGTGGAAATCTAAAAATAAGGGTTTGGGCAAATACTCCCGGAAATACTACATATATTCAGGATGAAAACGGAAACAATACCGGAACTTTAACAACAAAGGCATTCAATGGTGGCGGGATCATCAGTCTTGTTGATGACATTCAGTATGGATATTTTGAAGCCTCAATTAAGATGCCTTCATCATACTACATGCACAGCTCATTCTGGACTACGCAATCATTTTTGAACTCTGGGGAATCCTCGCTTACAAAGAATGAAATAGACATTGTTGAGTTTGATATGAAAAGCAATACTGTGGCAACGGGATTCAATATGTTAAGTGCCATTCACCGATGGACTCCAAGTCATGCAAGTTTAGGATATGGAGCAAAGGTGGATTACTTCAATACTACAATGAACGACTATACTCAGAATTTTAACCGATTCGGTTGTCTGGTAACCAAGGATTTTATAGCAATGTATTTCAATGGCGTTCTGGTGAACACTATTACTTACAAAGAACTGATCGGGTTTTCTGTAAATCCTTGCGAAATTATTTTGAGCTGTCTTCCATACACCACTCCTGACTTACTGGGAAAACCAGAGGATTTTATGGAAGTTGAATATGTGAGATATTATAAGCCAAATTAATTGTTTAAAAATCGTCTTTCAACTAGATGGTAAAATAATGCGGATACTGGCAATATAAATACTATGACAAAAGCAAACAAAATTATCTGCCTTACATCATTCGTTAAATCGAAATTATTAAGTAAAATCAAATTTGCAAGAGCTAAAAATGGACCATGTATTAAATAAAGACTATAAGAAATCTTACCTAAAAATTCCATGGGTTTTGACTCTAGTAAAAATAGTGTCTTGTTGTGAGTCTTTTTATAGACAAAACAAGAATATAAAAAATAGGAAAAGAAAAGCCCCAGTGTAACATTTGCAATAAGTGGACTGGTTTTTCTGAAAATTAGAAATGCAAAAAAAGCACACAATAAAACAGAAGATAAAGGTAGATTGATTTTATTAAATGATTTTGATCGAAAAGCATAGTAACAGCAAACTACTCCCATAAAAAATAATATCAAAAACTGAGGGGCAGCGAAAGGAACAATTTTATAAAGAATAAGGGCTAAGATGGTAATTACAGAAAAAGAAACTAGTAGATTATACTTCTTCCAAAAGAATAAGATCAGTGGAAAAAACCAGTAAATCTGCCATTCTGTAGCTATTGACCAATGAGCGCCATTTATTTTATAGATCCAAGAATTATTAAGATTATGAAATAAACCTATATGACTTACAACAGAACCTATAGTTACTGGCAACTTATTATCCCAAGCAGTATTATGGGGCTCTTGTAAAATTGGAAAAAGGAAAATTAGTAACCCAGAAAGTAATAATGCGATGTAATAAGGAGGAATCAATCTTTTTGCTCTTCTGGAGATATATCTTTTGAAGCCTCCTTTTAAATTAAGATCATTGTTAACAATAGGTATAGCTAAGCAAAAACCAGATAATACAATGAAAATTGCAACAGCGATATGACCGATAGAAAGTGGTTTCTGCAAAATATTTAAAAATATATTTTCGGACCATTTAATTTTTTCTGTAGCATAACCATTAAACAGCATAGAATGAAAAAGTACTACCCAAAGAGCGGCCAACCCCCTAATCCCATCTAAAAAATCAAACCTCATTTTTACCATAAAAAAAATTTAGACAAGCAAAAGTAATAAAATAAAAACATTTAAAATGAAATGGGAAATCCAATAATAAATTTTATCGTTAATAACCTGATTTCGATTCATTCAGGTCCAGCATATAGTAAAGCATTTTCGGCTTTAAAATTGGCTGCTGTTCCAGCTGTTGGATTATCCCTTTCAGAAAGGATAACAGGTTGGTATCTTGAAAGAGAAAGCTTTATAATAATATTGGCTTTCTCATTGATCGCTGATTTGATTTTAGGTGTTTGGAAGCATTTGGAGAAACATAGTTTTTCATTTGAAAAAATGCTATGGGGATTTACAAAGAAACTGGCATTTTCTATTCTATTTTACTTTTTCTCAGAAGCGTTTTTACAGATTTTACAAGATTCCGGATATGAGTCTTTAGCTATAACCGGATTTCTAAGAATTTTACTTTTTGCGTGGCCAGCTGGAAATGTAATGGTTAATATGGGAATTCTTACAGGTGGAAAATTTCCTCCATTGTTTGTGCTTAATAGGATTGCAAAGTTCAATAAAACAGGAGATTTAAAAGACTTGAAAAATACAGCAAATGAAAACAAGAATACTGATCTTAATCCTTCTGAGTAGTTTATTACTCGGATGTAGGACCAAGCATAAGACGTCTTTTTATTCAAAGGAAGGTAAGACGGAAATTGAGCGTGTAAAACTGGATTCAGTGAAAGAAAAGACCGTAAAAGAGTCTACCAAGAAAGTGACTGATCAGACAGTTAAAAAGCAGGTTCAGGATTTTTCCGGGGACATTGTCATAAAAGGAAAGTCTGACACTTTAAACCCTCTTATTTTTCACAATGTTGTTTCCGGAGATACACTTCAAAGTATTGTCATTCGTGGGACCGCTGATTATTACATAAACAATCACTACCGGAAGTCGGCGGAAGATAAAAAAGAAACATTGAGCGAAGAAAAAACAAACATAATCCAGGATCTTGCAAAAACGGCCGTGTCGAAAGAGACTATAAAAAAGGTTGCTGCAGAAGTGGAAAAGAAAACCAATGACATCAAAGCAAAAGGTTTTCAGGCAGGAATGTGGATTGTTCTGGCCGTTTTTGGAGTCGTGGCAATTGTAATATTTGGAGTTTATAAATACTTAAAAAGAAAATGAAAACATCACAAAAAGGAATAAACCTAATTACATCATTTGAGGGATTCAGTTCAAAACCTTATCTGGATTCAGCAGGAATTCCGACAATAGGATATGGCAACACTTACTATCCAGGGGGGAAAAAAGTAACCATGAAAGATCCAGCAATCACGAAAGAAAAGGGAGTTGAATTATTTGCTGCAGTTCTGCCGACTTATGAAAAGATTGTGAACTCAAAAGTAAAAGTGCCTTTAACTCAAAATCAATTCGACGCTTTGGTTTCGCATACCTACAATACCGGTGGATCAGATGGACTGTTTTCTTTGATTAATAAAAAAGCAGATGAGCAGACAATTAGAAATTGGTTCACCACGAAATACATTACCGCAGGCGGAAAAGTTTTAAACGGACTGATCCGGAGAAGGAAGGCGGAAGCTGATTTGTTCTTTTCAAAATAGGCTGAAGTACTACAAGACCGTTTTTAAGTAGATTACGGGAAGCCGTATTTTTGTGTTATAAAATAGTGTATTTTTATGACGTATAAATATGGCAAGGTCTCGACAAAATAACACACCAGTACAACAACCTGCACAACAACTACCCGTTCAAAATTGGTGGGATAAATTTCTTATAAAAATAGGTTCTACTGGTGGCGCTGTAATAGTTTTGATTACTGTTGCTGGGGGCTTTTTTGAAGCAGGAAGAAAATACATGGAAAATGAAAAGAATATTGAAATTTTTGATTTAAAAACTGCACATAAATCAAAAGTGGACTCTCTTATCGTTAAACATGCAGCCGAATTAAAAAAACAATTAGATAAAAATCAGGAAAAGGATGGAAAAAAGTAAAAGTGCTTCTTTAATCAAAGATCAGCTGAAAACTCTAAAGAATGATTTGTCGAATTTAGATCCAAACTTTTCTTCACAAGAAATAGATTCATATAGTATATCTTTAGATAATATTATAGCTGAAGTTGATCAATTAGAAAAAAGGCAAAAAGGAATTAACCACATATTTGTAGCTGCGTTAATGCTAATTTTGGTTTGTGCTTTTTTATTGTATCAAACAAATAAATACCAAAATATATTAGATCAAAGAATTGATCAGGTTACAAAAATGACTTACACGGCTGATTCAATTTTAACCAATGCAAAGTCAACTGATTCAGTTTTCGACAAGACAACAGAAGAAATTACCAGGATTTTTAAAATAAAACAACATCAACAGGATTCTTTATTAGGTTTAGCGTCAAAGTATAGAGATTCATTGCAAGTTGCCAAGTATAAAATAAGTTTGGCTCAAAAGGAGTACGGAATTAGCTTTAGAGAAAGAGTAATTAATAATACTACTATAATTAGTATATATACCGAATATGATTTATTTAAAAAGGGAAATAATCGTAAAAACAAAAATGTATTAAATGACACCATAAAATAATTCCCCACTGGTAGGTGGGGAGTTTTGCTATTTTACTACAACATATCCTTTTAAGGCAACTTGGGAATTGACGGTTATCATTTTATTAACATGCATATACTTAACTTGCACGTGGTCTAATATAATTGCTATTAGATCGTTATTTTCATCAGGATAATAATAAAATTGAATTATTGGCTTTTCGTCACTTACAACGTTGGTGTTTAGCATTAAAACCATTCCATTTTCAGTCGCCATCCAATTTTCTTTAGTAAATTCGATTGTCATGATTATTATTTTTTTTGTTAAGCTGCCAATATACAAACAATTAAAAGTCAATCGTTACGGTTTCCCGTAGAGTTATTACTACAGTCTAACAGTATATTTACGGAGTTTTTTTAAGAGACAAAACAAGTCAAGTTTTTTTTAGCCTCCTATGGGAGGTTTTTTTATGACTTGACTCATAAATCAAGTAGAGGGGAGTTATTAAATTTGTACTGTTAATAAATAAATTTTAACATAAGTTTTTATACCTCCTGCTATCTGGGAGGTTTTTTATTTGGTAGTAACTATGAAATATTGACTGTTTATTATTTCATTTTTTAGTAGGTGGATGCTTTTTCTTTAGTTTCTTTATATCTGAATTAAGCTCATCAAAAACTTTATAAACATCATCATAATCCTGGGCAAGCATATTTTGCTTGTTTAGATTATTTACTTTTTGGATGAGATTAACCTTAGCAGTATTTATCTTCTCCTTATCCTCAGGAACATCCCACATCCTAATGGCAAGCTGTGTTTTATTTATAAACTTATTCTTTTTTAAAAATTCATCCATATCCATGGATACAAATATAAGAAAAATACATATCAAATGTTATATAAAAAACTTGCAAATACATATCAAATGTTATATATTTGTACATAACAAAAGATATGTAATAATGAATCATAAAAACGATATAGTTTGCTGGTTTTCTGGAGGGGTAACTTCTGCAGTTGCCATTTATTTATGCATTCAAATATTCGGGCTTGATAGATGTCGTATAATTTTTATTGATACAAAAAATGAGGATGATGACACATATCGATTCTTAAAAGATTGTGAAAAATGGTATGGGAAAAATATTGAGTGGCTTTCAAATGAAGAGTATGATAATATTGAAGAAGTTTGGTATAAATATAAAGGATTAAACTTTGCTCACGGTGCTATCTGTTCCAGTGAATTAAAAAGAGCTGTAAGGTTATATTTTGAGAAACATAATTATTTCGTGATGCAAGACTTCGGGTTTGATATTAAGGAGCCGAAAAGAGCCGAAAATATGACGAACAACTATCCAAATTCAAAATGTGTGTATCCTTTACTTATGTTTGGATGGTCAAAAAAAAGATGTATCGAAGAATTGCAGAATGAAGGTATAAAAATACCGCGAGCTTATGAATGGGGTTTTCACAATAACAATTGCTTAAAAACCGGGTGTGTACAGGGCGGCATAGGATATTGGCAGCTTTATGGAAGAACTTTTCCTGATCGTTTCTATCGTATGGCAGAAATAGAACATGAATTAACGAGCTTAAAAGGAAGGCCTGTGACTATGCTGCGAATACAAAAAGGTACAGGAAAAAATAAACAGGTATTTCCACTGTTTTTAATTCCACATCCTGATTATCCAGATCTTCCTAAATTTGCAGATCAAAAAGGACGTGAACCCAAACCGCTTACTGAATGTAATGGATTTTGTTCAGTAAATGATGGCCTGAAAAACGAGACAGTTGAAGAAATAAATTTTGATAAAAACGAAGAAGAATTATTAATTGGAAAATTATTTTAACCATAAACAAAGTAGTCATGAAACTTATCCCCCTTTCCGATTTTGTTTTAGCACAGGAACAAATTTTAGAAGAAGTCTATTCTAATTTTGAACACCCGTCTGAATGCGACAAGGCAAGACTTGAATTCGTTGTGCGAGTAACGAATTATACTAAATTTCTAAAACAGCCATTGACGCTGGGAATGTTTGTGTCTTGTGATGAAGTTGGGAATGTTTTGGAAAGACCATATTTTGATGGAAAGAGCGAGGCGTATTATGCTCACGAAAAACATTCATATGAGGCCGCCCAAGAAAAAGTGCTGTTTAAGGGATTTGAATATTCGGGAGTTTGGGGCGGTTTTTATGAGTTAAAACATTCGTCTGGAAAATCGCTGTATTTAAAAAATGATTCGACAGGAACAACAGAAAAGCAGTTATTATCCCAACCGCATGAAATTGAATTAACCCCTTCCGCACTAGAGGCTATAGGAATAAAAAACTGAAATTATGAGAAATAATAAGCATTGGGCCGAAGATTTAAAAAAGGATGATAAGTGCAAAGCCACTATTCGTCATAGAACCGACGGAACAAAAAACCGTAAAAACGTTGAAATAAGCATTATATTGAATTGTATTGAATTCGGCGTGCCTTCTGTTTTGGGTAAGGATGAGGAAGGGATTACCTACAGAGTGCCATATAACGAGCTGGAGGCTATAGGGATAAAAGAGTAGATTATGGAAAAATTCAAAGGAGAATATAAAACGCTTATTAATAGGTACGATAAGTGGGAAGATCAAAAAAGGCGTAGAATAGAGAAAGATATTAAAGCAGTTATAAAAAGAAGATGTATGGCTTTAGGAGTTGATTGCACTAATACACAGCATTCTTTTTATACCGATCTTGAATATGATGAAGAAATAAAAAGAAAAAGAATTCAACAGTTCCATGACTTTATAATTTATGTTGCCGACCATCATAAAGTTGATTTTTATTTTACTGTTGAAAATGGAAAATTTAGATGGCTTGGATAAATTAACCCCACGGAGTAGTCTCCACAAAATATAAGAATATGGAAACGATAGAAAAAGATGAATGGATAAAAATAAATTCAATAGGCGATTTGCCAATTGAATCAGGGAAATATAAGGTTGTAATTAAAGACAGAAATTTAGATTACGGTAGTTCATGGTGGATAGAAGAATATTGGCGAGATGAAATGGATTCTGAAAAATGGTTGCGTATCTATTCTCATTATAAACCAATTGAAGACGAGAGATTTCCTATAGATTAAAATACAACTCATTAATTTGAGTTTTCATGGTTATTAGTTTATCCTCGGGTTTCCGGGGATTTTTTATGATCGTACTCATAAACAGTCATTCAATAAAGTTTTATATTCAAATGTTTTTTTGAATGTTTAACGACATTTAATTTATCCCTGGAGAGATCTGGGGATTTTTATTTTCTCCATCTCGTGAAAACGCATATTCATATGCATTATTAATACTGAAAAAATTAAGATTGTTACTAATTGTAACATTTATTATTTTGTATTTGTTACAAATTGTAGCAATTTTGGATCATGGAAATTATAGGAATTGTAACAAAAGTTACTGCAACATACATTCGGGTTCAGACCATAAAGAAGAAACAAGAGATCGATGTTTTCTATACAGAAAGCCGTGAGAAAGCTGTATTCTACAGATTTCAGGAACATATGGTGACCAAACTAGAAGTAGAACCTGAAGAAGTTGATTTTAATGGACTCAAGCTTGCTAAGCTATGGTTAAAGTACGTGATAACCCCTGAAAAATTAAATCCAGAAGATTACAGCAGTAGGATTTCAGGATCACCCGCAGAAATAACTTCTATACTTTACAAAAAAAATGCATAATATTTGTATTTTAGGTTTAAAATATTAATCATGTGCAATAGAGTAGATAATGCAGGACTTTCAATTGAGGAAGTTTCAGCAGCCTTGGCAGCAGAAATAGTTGAGCATAATTACATCCTTAAGCCGGAAGTAAATGCGTTTGACGTGCCAGCGATGCCAATAGTTTTGGACCACCACGGCCGGAAGATCACCCACGGAACCTGGCGACTTTATAAAGATGCTGACAAAGCAAAACCCGGAAAAGGTATAAACTTAACCGCTGAAAAAACCCACACATTTTACAGGAAATTTGAGCATAACAGAGCCGTGGTTCCGGTTGCAGGCTTCTATGATTGGATGCACCTGAATAATCCCGGAAGAAAAACTCCGATCACGGTAAAGCACCGTGTTAACTGGAAAGATCAAGATAATTTCTATATTGCTGCGTTTTACGATGTATGGGATAACGGAGAAATAGGGTTTGGACTCGTGACTACCGTTGCAAATGAATTGATGTCTGTTGTACACAATTCAAAACAACGGATGCCTATTTGTATGGACGTTGGAACCGCAAACAGATTTCTGAATGATGAACCGATTGAAAGCTTCGAGTTCCCAGCTTATGATCCTGCCTTAGTTGCTGTAAACTTGGAACCACAAAAAATGCCTAAAGAAGATCCACCAATCCAAACATCCCTTTTTTAATAATGGAAGATCATAAACACATATTTCAGCTTCTCGCAAACTATATAGAAGACGATCCAGATAATATGGTAAACTTCTATGATGATGCCATGAATTTAATTCGCGGAGCTGCAGCAGATAAAAATATTGAATTTGACGGTTACTTCCGGGAACGTTGGGAAATATCCGCCGACACAATTTTTGAATTTGACGAGGAATATTTTGAGGATGAGGACCGCCGTGATCTTTACGTATTTCTTTCAGCTTTAGTTGATGAAGTTATTTTCAATTATTTGCATTACGTATGGCACCATGTATATCATGAGGAATTAACTGAGGATATAGTGGAAAGACGTATATTAGAGCTAAGAGAAAAAGGTGTTAAATTTTAATTGAAAATGCATAATAAAATTAACGAAAAAGAGCATCGAGCTAAAATAAATAATCTTCTTGGTAAGATAGATTCCGGACAAGGACATCCGTTAGAAATAAGTATCATGACAAAGGAAGTTATCAAATTAGAAAGCGAACTTCAGGATCTTAAATTAGAGTTTCGGAAAAAAGTCATTGAATTATTACCTGGAGAATCTCCCAGCGAAATATATAAGATTACTCAGACTCTTCCTTTGGAGTACCAAGAAGAATACTTTTTATTGCTTTCCGAAGGAGTTTCATTTGACTCAGCGTTCCAACAGCTGAAAATTAAATACAATTTTTAAAAGAAAAAGGCGTATCATTTTAGATACGCCTTATTTTTAATATTCTTCAAGTTTTATTTTACTCGCTTCCTTGAAACGAATTGAATTGATGTGGTTGGCATAAAGTTCGGTTATTTTTTCATCTGAATGCCCGAATATTTCTGATATAGTTTTAAGATCCATACCAGCTTTTAATTTATCGTTGGCTCCTTTATGTTTGAATGAATAACATTTGACATTTATTCCTAAGCCATCAATGATATATTCTTTCCACTTTCTTGTGGCGGTGTCTCTTTTTATTGAGTATGGATTCGGGCAAAAATATTCGTTTTTGAAAAATCGACATCCGTAAGGCTTTGGTCTGCCAATTAAATAGTAATTCTTATTGCTTAGATCCATCTTTTTCAACATTGACAATACCGGTTCGAAAATTGGAACATATCTGTATGAATTATCTTTTGAATCTTCAGATGCGATTCTGATAATTTTGTGCTCAATATTTATATCACCACATTTAAGCAATAGTATTTCCTTTGGTCTTATCCCTAAATAATATTCAATGCTATAGAACACATAATAATTATAATCTGTATTATATAAATGTTTAGATATTTTTTTATGCTCTTTATCCGTGGCTAGTATGTATCCCTCTGTTTTAATTTCTTTTTTTGGTTTAATATCACGTACAATATTGAATTTCATCAATTCCCATTCTACAAGCTCAGAAAATATAGATTGAATATAGCCCATGTTTTTATTGTACTCTTTTCCGGACCAGCCTCTTTCTTTCTGAATATTATCCATTACAGATTTTACATGAAATCTCTCAAGTTCATGTATTTTAATATTGGAGAATTTAAGCTTAACTACAGAGTCCTTAAAAAATCTTACAGCGCATTCATAATTTCCATGAGATCCTTTTTTGAGATCAGATTTTTTCTTTTCTAAGCCCATGTCTAAGGCGTCACAAACTTTTACTACTTCAGTTTTCTTCTTTAGAGTAGGGTTTAATTCAATCCCCGATTTTAATTTTAATTCAAGAGTTTTCTTGAGGATTTCCGCGGCAAACATACGCTCACTGTAATCATCTGATGAATTAAGACCCTTCGAAATTTTTTTGATTATTTTTTGTGTCTCTGTATTGTAAACATAGACATACCAACGGTAATTCATATCCGTTGATGAAGAGATTCGGACTTCTAAATTTTTCAT